AAGACATACTCCTTAACACCCTTTGGTGGGTACGTTGTAATCCATAGCGACACCATTGAAGGACACTCAATCTTGTTGCCCTTCATGTGTTTCACGAGCACGTTGTTTCCGCTACCCACAGGGTTACAGGCTGTCTGTAGATACAGAACAGTTTCTTGACTGTGCTTGTTTGGAGTAAGAAGAATAGAACCTTCATCAAAGTTGATACCCTTGCGCCCTGCAAGAAGCCCTTCGACTGTTTCAACCTCACTTGTTGGCTTACCGTTCTCATCCATGACGACATTCGTTGAACCAATCAAACCTGCGTCTGTACCCGAAGCAAACAACTCGGTTGGTAAATCAACATTCTCCATGATGTCACCGATGAAGTTCCACGCAATCGACTTACCCGTTCTCGATGGTTGAATCCAAAAGACGTGTACACGAGGGTCAAGGTGCGTGTCACCTGTCGGTATACGAATGTACGGTAGTGCCAATTGGCCTTGTATATAGAAAAAGGACAGTAACCCCGGTATCTCGTTGTTCATTGATGTTCTCGAAAAGTGATGCAAGTATGCATCAAGAATCGGGAACTTTTGTACTGCTTTGTATTTGCTTGCTTCTGTCATAATTCCACACCTTCTTTCTCTTTGCCAGTTTATAAATCAACGACGGACTTTACGCTCTTGTCTTACTTCTTCTTCACTCGTTAATACTTTCATCAGTAATTTACGTCGTGCTTCGCCAAGTCCTTTCACCTGCTTCAATGATTCAGGGAAAGCCATCTCCTCGATACTACCGCACTTGTCAAGCAAGCGTTCAGCAATCTCTCGTCCTACGGAGGGTATAGCCATCAGCACGTCCATGCGTATGTCGTTGGACGCTACACGACGTACTGCTTGAGCACCATGCTTACTCGCAGGTTTGTGCAACTTGTCGTGTAGTTTAACGACAAACATAGCCGCTTCACTAACGTGTGGAGTGTAAAATACTTGGCAGTTGAAATCAGACATAATGCGTGCGATAGTGCCAATCAATTCGCTTTGAACTCGTGAGTATGTGACATTCTTACTCCCCTTGTTCTTCATTATGCTTACGTGTTTTTCTATAGAACCGTGTACGAGAAGGAAGAACCTTTCGTAATTGGCATCCATGTTATCCAGTTGTCGCCATAGGTGACCGTTGTGTGATGACTGAAACAAGTCGCTGATGCTCTTGGCTTCAACACACGCCCCGCCTAATTGGTAGTCACCAACCACCAACACTTGACGTGCAACAGTCATACCTGCTTTCTCGGCACGTCGTTCTACGGACTCGCACAGTGTTCCTCGTTCATTGCTGTCAATAATTAAATCAGGTTTAGCCATCATTCTTCCTCCATGAGTGTGTGATAATTGATGTGACTTTGACAAAAAATGCTGTGCTGTAAACGGAATTGTCTACATGGCTTTCCCTTAGCCGTTAAAGATTTACAATAGTATTCTTTCTGTACTTCGGGCTTACCTTTACACGATGAACATATTCTTACATAGCCTTCAAAATATCGACTTGGTGGTACAGTACCCCTGTTACCACCACAAACACAGCAGGGTAAAGACGGCATCACAAACCGCCCGTCCCATCATAGTAATTACACTTACCGACGCATAATCCTTCGTTGTATAGCGAAGCGCAGGTAGCATGAGTGTGACCCGCTTTGACGATATGCGACACACGCATTGTCGTATAATCACGGTCAAAGTCTACCCAATTTTGTTGTGAGCATATACTTACAATAGGCTCGACGTGCTTCATCCTATCCTCTTCTTTGACCTTCCACGCAGGGAAGAACATACGAAAGCGGTCGGCAAGATACGATACAAAGTGGTATCTTGCTCGGTCGGTAGGGTTGCCTCCACCCATAGCCGCCTGTGCCAAGCAAGGAAGAATGTGAATGTCGTCATAGGATATGGTTGGTAAATCAACAGGCTTGATGTCGTTCATTGTCATCAGTTGATTTTCAACTATCTTGAACTCCAATGGCGTACCACCCATACTGATGTAACCTTCGTGTGCATTCATTGCTTTGTCCTGTAAGTCATCATACGAGAGGGTCATCAGGTCTTCACTCGATAGTGGTATCGACCAACAATCTCGTCTTGCATTATACGAGTTGGGAATGCGAATCATACCACTGGTATCAAATGCCACTGTTGGGTCATTGCACCGCAGTCCACCGATGTCTTTCTCCCACTGATTCAATAGCATTGCACCTGAATACTTTACCCTTGAAAGTTCAGAACCGCTTGTCGGATTTATTGATTCATCAAACGGAATCCATACGTGAAAACCACCACCACTAAACCATACAAAGTGTTCAATGTTCTTACCTTTCAAGTATTGGTGAAGGCGACGTACCTCTTCTTGAGGCACTTCAAAGTGTACCTCCGCACCACGATTCTTGAAGTCTTTGCAATCGAAGTCCATCACGAAGTGATGTATCTTTGGAGTATTGTAATCGACTCGATGATGCTTCGGTGCTTGTGTTTCGCTGTAGCCGTACGCTGTGAAGTATACATTACCTGAACCGTTCTTCCCTTTCCAGTACTGTTGCAACTCATCAGCATTGCGTACGATACGTCGCCAACCCTTCATGCCGTTGGCAGGGAGTTCTAAGACCTCACGAGGGAAGTCTATCGGTACAAAGGGCATACAATCACCGCTTGAGATACAGCAAACCTTCAAGGTGTTCAGCCAACATATTCATCGTGTCAATGATTTTTTCCGCTTGCATGAATCGAGCGTGAACAGTGAAGTGTACGTGATACGGACCAACATAATCAGGGTAGCCTGTTTCTTCATCCATGAATTTGTCAAGCGTTGTCTGTCTGTATACATTACATGTGAAAGGAACTCGTTTTGGTAAGTTGCCCGTCTTTTGTACTACTATGTGTACAACATGTTCTTCATCCACTTTCTCCGATAGGTATTTTTCTATTGCTATTGCCGCTTCTTTCATTGTTCGTCCTCCATTATCTTGTCTAAATATTCATCTGTTACTGACCAAAATTCACAGTGTTCCTTGTAGTCGCACCAGTTACACTTGAGTTTCTGTTCTTCAAGGGGTACATCTTTTTTGAGCCTACCCAAGTATGGGTCAGGTGGGAACTCCATAGCAATGTGCGCTCGCACCATCTTTTCCAGTGTACGCTCGACGCTCTTGACTGCATTGCTTCCTGTCTTGTTTGTTGCTGATTCGTAGTGAATAGCCGCACCAGTACCGCCCTCGATACCCCCACCCGGAAACTCCCATCCCCAATGGGTGATAGGAAGAAACTCATGGTGTGGACTGTGGTCAAGCATCATCTTGTAGAAAGCCATCTCCTTACGCATGTTCGTAGGTTTACTCTTGTTGTATTTACCACTCTTCAACTCCATAAGAGCATAGCCATCAGACTCACTTGGAAACAGTGTATCAATGAATCCTGATAAGTGTACTTTCACAGGTGTATCATCTACAACCACAAAGCGGTTGGCGTGTACGTTTGCCTCAACACCCGCAGGTCGCCACTTCTTACCTTGTGTAATAATGAGTCGATTGTATTGCCAATCAACCCATTGTCGAATCTGTTCTTCCTCACCGTACTCATACGGTTCGGGAGGTTGTGGAATGTAACTGTGGAGTAGCGTACGCCCTGCTTCGATGTCTGATTCAGCGAGGTTCAAGACCGCTTGCTCTTGCTCCTTTGATATGTTCTCCCAAAACCATTCCATCATGTCGTGTATGTTCAATCCACGAGTGTGATAATATCGGCTCTCGCCTCGCAGTCCCTTGAACTTCTCAAGGTAGTATTGTTGGCGACACCAACTGAATGTACCCATGCTTGACTTCGTGACTCTCAAGATACTACCGTCTTGCAGGTTTGGATTCCAAGCGTATGTGCTGTTTTGATGCCACAGCATTTCTTCTCTATGGCCTGTTTCCGCACCGTACTCCTCAATGGATTGGCGTGAATCATCACCGTTTGGATTCCATCTCATCGGTCACCTCTCCTATCAATTTTTCAACGTACACAGCCGCATCCATCAACTCTTCTTGAAGGTGGATGAGCCACTCACGTAGCGACAGAACTTCATCAGCCATGCTCACGCCATACTTCTTCAAACCAACTTCGGCTCGACCTTGAATCTTCTCACATACTTTGTCTTCTATTGTACTCATTCCTCTTCACCCTTTTTTCTCTTGTAAAGTTCAGAACATCTTGGACCTGCACAGAAGCGGAAGCCACGATGTGCAGGTAAGCCACAGCCACGCTTAGAGCAAGGGCGAGGCATCAAATCATCCCCCTGTATCTACGTGGGGTGTTACCAAAGCCCACGCTTTCAGTCATCTCGTAATCCGTCAATCGCTTCTGTGATGGAGGAGTCATGTCAAAGAACTCATCCAATGTAGTCTGTCGCATAATCTTACCACCGCAGTTACAGCAATACTTTACCTTTGATTGTACAGTTTCCGCTTCGGTCACTTTTTTCCAAAATTTCCATTTACTCATGTTATCACCATCCATACCTCTTCGGTACTCGCAAGTCCGTTAGGGCATCCAAGTTCCAATAGAGAGTTTCGTATACTGATTTAATTTTCGACCGAATCCATTTCTCAACAGTGGTCGTCCAGTCGATGCTATAGCCCTCCAACTGATGAGGTTCTTCAAACGCTACGACGTTGCACATGGGTTGCCCTTCGGGAACACCGTCGATAAATACCCATCGTATGCTGTCGCCTTTGTTGAAGTCGGTTTGAAGGTGGAGGTTGGAGTAGCGTGCTGCTTTTGCAGTGTTGGGTACAACCTTGTCGTACTCATGTAGATGCTTGGAGATACGCCCACTTGAGGCAATCTCTTGCACATCACGCTCTCCTTTGTACAACTGCTTGATGAGAGGTCGTATCTGTGTGAACACTTCATCTTCATCGGCCCCAGTACCAATTAGCGTGAACGCTGTCGAAAGAATCTCCTTCGTAATTGCAGGTGCATTCGATGCCTTGATTGAATAACCAGTGACCTTCATCTTACCCTCGTCTTCGGGAGGGAAGGACTTGATACCGAAGTTGCGGTTCTTGGTGTTGGCTGTGAACCAATACGGGAAGAATGCCTCAAACTCAACATCAAGGTACGCTAAGTTCATATCGTCTTGTGCAATAGCAGTTAATTCATCGCATAGGTCATGCGCCTCATCGAATGGCACTTGCACATACACCGAGTCTGTGTGACCCGCCAGTGCTTTGTGACCACGCTTCTCGCATTCATCAACAAGCATAGTGATGGACTTGCGACCAAGATAAGTGATGGACTGTGCAATCGCATAGTTACTCCATTGGCCTGAAATCTTGCGTGTACCTGTCATGCCGTACAGTGCATTGACTGCGACCTTGACGGCCATTTGTAGCATGTTGTACCCCAGTTTCTCATCAGGGTCAGTCGCATCTTTCATGCGAGTTTTGTACTCCTTACGTAGAGCAAGTAATTCTTTAACAACCTTCGGGAACAACCCTTCCTTCGATTGGTCAAAGTGGAATGTACCACCAGTGCCTTGAATGAACGTGCCATCCTTGTCACGCTTTGGTGGAATGTTGAGTGTGAGTATACCCTCACCGCCCTCTTTCATCTGTGTCGTCCAACACAGGTTTGCGGAGAGAATAATGTTCGGGTACAGCGAAGCGAAGTCCATGAGAGCCACGTTCTCGTGACGACCCGCTACAGGTTGCATAACCCATGCCGCTTCAAGTTCGGGTCGTTCTTCAACGAATGAAGAAGGTGCTTTGAGTTCCGTACGTCGTCCTATCAGACCACGGAAGTAACGAGTCACCTTGTGTGTGCTTGCGAACTGCACACCACAGACCTTCTGTAGTGCAACGTGGAAGTCAGTGCAGTGCAACTTCTCATCACAGTCACGCAAGAGCGTTGTGTCCACCAAACAGTAATCAACGAAATCATCGTAGTAATCTGTCCAACCGTTGAACACAGTCATGCCTTGAATCTCATTGGTTAGTTTACCTGCGAAACCAAGTTTCTTGGCGAACCAATCCAACTTCCTTGACTCGGCTTGACCGTTGCCCGACTTTTGCCATATGGCCTCAAAGCCTGTACCGTCCGTCCACTGTGCGGCTGTGTCATACACCAGTCGTCCTTTGATGGGTTGGCGTGTTGTCTTGTACCCCGACCCATCCTTTGGTGGTGCAATGAAGATGTTGAGTGGTGACATGCGCTCACGCTCGACACCGAGCCTCTTGTGTAGATGAGGCAGGTCAGCCCAGTGACCTGCGTGTGCAATCAGAATGTCAGGGTCACGTTCCTCAAGGAAGGATAAGAAGCCATCATGCATCTTGTGCTCGTTGGGGAACGTACGTAACTCGTAGCCGTCGTATCGGTCAATCCATTCAGTCTTGTACACATTGTTCAGCGCACTGTCCTCGCTCCATGCAAACACTACTGGATGGTCCATGTCGGTATCGACAACGGCCATCACTGTCGTGTAGTCGTTGTCACCGTTTGGATTCCATTCAAGGTCGTAGTACCACTTGCGAGGTTGGAAGTCGGGTATCTCATCAGGGTAGAGTTTCATCAACACTTGGTCTTGATACGATACATCAGCCTCGTGTGTCCAACGGTCACATCGGTCTTTGAGTTGCCATAGTGTGTTAGGGTGCGATACTGATACCTTCCACAACTTGTTGCCGTACAACCCTTGTGCTACTTCATCGTAGTGTATGGTGGCGTTGAGCCGTTGCATTCTACGCAGTACGTGCGTAGGTGCGGCTTGGTCTACCCAACAGAAAGGTCGCACGTAATCTTCATCTTCCGCACGTATGTATCGCTCGTGCAGTACACCATCAGACCCACGAGTACGTAGGTACAGCACTGGTGCGTCGTACGCACTTTCAGAATACCAGTCGATTATCATTCATCTCCCTCATCTATTACAACCAGTAAAGTATTGGTTTGGTCGAAGATTATCGGAGTACCATCACCCATGTGGAATCGTGCAGTGCCTTCATCGAGATACATCAAACATACAGGCAACCACTCACCGAAGTTGGATTGGATGGTGGCCGAAGGTCCGTCTGTGTCCGTGATGGGTAGTGTGGTAAACAGACGACCACTTGCCGCCTTACCTGCAACGATACCGAACTCGTTCTCACCGCAGTGAGTACGCACCTTGAACTGTGCATTGTCAGCGATGACTTTACGCATACCTGCAAGTGAAATCAAATCCTTCGTATCAGATATACTTCCATGAGCACTCAATGGTGATTTGTAGAACACAGTGAAGTTGTTGTCGATACATGCGCTGATGACCCGACCCATTGCATTGACCTTCGCAAACGATTCAATATCATCTGTGCTTGGTATCTGTAGTCGGTTACCACCTGCGTCGATGTGCAGTGGTTTCACTGGTGCAGTCTGTCGCAGTGTGATGTTGGTTTGCTTGCTTGCCTTGATGAACTTCAAGAACTTGTCCATCAGTGCAATGTGGATGAAGCCCTCTTCCTCAATAGCCCCTGTTTCCACTGGAAACCTCTTGCGTAGGTAGTGGTTGGCATAGGCCACCTCAACCGTCAAGAACGCACCACTGCAAGCAATCCGCAGGTCGTCCAAGTCCTTTGCGAAGGACATGAGGAACGACTGAAAATCATTTCTGTTCACTGTTACTTTTACCATAAAATCACCTTATCTGTATGTGATGGGGAGGGGCAGGAGGGAAGTGGAGAACCCCCCCGACGAAGCGGGATGCCCAAGGAAGGTATACCCCAATTACTTGTCAGACCCATCACACAGTGCGTATTGTGTGAATATCAAAGTTCTCCTTGATACAATTCCGGAAGGCCATACCATTCAGGCTCGCCATCAGGTCTTGTAACGAATATCTTACGTCGTTGGTCTTGTAGGTTCGGGTTCGTCTTACACTTGTCGAACACTACGTAGTAGACCGTTTCAATCAATTCACCATCCGCATCAAAGACTTCTTCTTTCTCGGTCTTCAAGATGGTAGGAAGGTAGTTGTTGGTCTTCTTCTCCCAGTCAGCGACGTATCGCTTGTTAGGTCCATAGAAGTCCCTTGTTGTGACGTGCGTTTCCCAAAAGACACGTACGCCCATGCGAACAAGGTCACGAGAGAGCGAAGTCAATTGATGAAAACGAGTGTTGCGGATAGCCCATGTCGATTGCTTATCGACCTTCGCTGTACCAGCGCCGTCAGCCGCTTGAATAGCATCGCTTGCCAATCCCAAGTCCACGATACGCATGTTGTTGGTACATATCTCAAGCCATGAATCAACACCACTGATGATGACACCCCAAATCGGTACGCCTTGTTGCACTTGATTGTAGAAGTGCTTCATCAGGTTCATGACACGCTGATGTGTGTCAGGATAGTTGTAGGCTGTACGGTCGTTGTGACTCATCGCCCACGGATTCCATGAGATGATGTTCTCCTGTGGATGCAATGCCGATGAAAGCATACCCACACCCATGTCGAAATCAATCGAGTGAAGGACTGAACCCTCCACCTTCTTCTTGTCGTTGCGGAACGCATCGAGAATGATACCACTCTTGCCCGTTCCGTCTTCACCCCATACACCGATGAACTGATACTTCTTCTGTTTCGCATTCACCAGTAGTGCTTGTTCTTTCTCGAAAGCCGCAAAGGGATTATCAGATGCAACAGGCTCTTGCACTGTTGCTTCTTTCTTCGCTTGTTTCACTTCTTCTTTGATGTCCTGTACTTGTTGTCCAAATCCTGCCATATTTATTCCTCCTTTTCCAAGTCGCTTTCATAGATGTATGAGTATACTCCCCATATTGGATTAGCACCAGTTTCCACCCAACCAAAATCTACGTTTGGGTTATCCTTCATGTAATCATTTTGTTCACTTTCATCCCAGTGATTCAAACAATGCCTGTAAATGTAAAAACCTCCATCTTCATCAGGTTCTTCGATGACCAGTGAGCCTAACCCGTCATGTGCAGGTAAAAGAGTACGGTCAATCAAATTGACCAACCCCTGTGTTGCCACCAGTTGCACGTCGTCGGCTACGTCTTGGGTCAGCATAGACACCAAAGACGCTCATCTTGGGTGATACAACACCGTTGTACTCTTTCATACCAAGACGGCCAAAGACGAGCACTGTGGAATTTTCTGCAATGTCAAACGCATCGTCGCCCCAACCTGCTTTGAACGGTGTTGTGAGTTTACCGACTGCACCTGAAATCCAACACGTCATGTCACCTGTAATGCTACTGGTGAGCGTCATGGAGTAATTGTGTCCTTCAGGGTCATACTCGCTCTCACGAGGTTCTGTGTTGAGTGTTGATACCATACCTCGTGTGAACACGAGTGGACCCCATGAACGCTTCTCGCCTCCAATCATGCCACTCTCCTTGCGGGTTTCAAATGCCTCCTCAAGTTCGTCAATGTGTACGTAGTAGTCATGACCCAAATCTTGTGATGTCCAAAACTTGGACGCATTGAGGAGAGGCTTCACGTTGTCAGCAACGAAGTCATCTGTGTATTCAATCTCAAAGGAACGGTATGTACCGAGTACATCCTTGAAGTTCTCACTCGCCTTCTCTCGTGGAGGTACGACCTGTATCTTACACGGTCGCCCAATGTCTACTTCAAGGTTTGACAACTCGTTGTTCAAGTCGATACGCCACAGTGAAACTTCACCCTGCTTGACAAACTTCTCTTCTTCATTACCGAGGAAGTAGTAGTATCGACCCATCTTCTTGTATGGTGCAGGGTCATCGTTGTACGATGTAAGGCACACCCAATCTTGGTCTACCTTGACACCGAATGGTGGATTCTCATCAGACGATGCCTCAAGTTTCTTGACACCGTTTTTCGTGTGCAATGACCAGTTTGCACCAGTCTTCTCAAACACACCAAGACGACCACTACCAATTGCTTCGTTGGGGTCTTCTTGATACAACTTGATGTTGCTTGCAAGAATGTTCGCAAGCCTATCTCGTGTACGGTCTTGTACACCTACGAACTCACCAACCCACGTTGATAGGTTCGCATTGCTTCCACCGCTTTGCTTGCGAGTTTCAGTGAACACTTGTTCAGCCCAATCAATGAGCAGGTCTTCATCTGTTTCTTCTGTGTAGTCATCCACACCGTAATGTTCCTTGATGTAATCAAGGTACATTTGTCGTGCTTCGTCAGGCTTCTTTCCTGTACGTTCAGCAAATGCATTCATACGAACAAGGACACCTTTCGGTAGGTCGTTGCTCGTGGATTCTTGCACTTGTCCAAACCCATTCGTTTCTTCATTCATGTTTTCCATCTCCATGTATTCGTCTTCTTCTTGCCAAGTCATTGTTTCAACTCCTTCTTTAGTCGAGCAGTGAGTACGTCTACGTACGACTCATCACTACCCACAAATTCATGTACAATCTGCATCATCTCACCCCAAACATATGTCACGGCAAACGCTGTTTCAGGCGTATTGTCGAACTGTTTGCTGATGTACTTGTGCAGTCCATACATGAATTGGGTACGACTACCTGCATCTCTCAATCGTTGATGCAGGGTCTTGCGAATGTTGTCGAACTTGTTCTCATCAAGTTCAGCCCACCAGTTGTCTTCGCTCTCCTGTGTCACCACATGGTCAAGCGCATCAGGTGTGCGCTTGAGGGTGGACAGGTAATTGACACTCTTTCGTAGGTCACCATCCATTCGTTCAACGAGCGCAGGGTAATTCTTCACCCACTCACTCGGTAGGAAATCAAGTCGTGACAAATGCTTTGCACCCTCACTCGGAACAACACGGTCAAACACGTAGGTACGACATCGACTCTTGATTGCTTCGTGTATCTTCTCACCTTGATTTGCAGTGAGGATGAACACAATGCGATTGGCGTATTGCTCCATGATACCACGTAGGATTTGCTGTGCCTGTACAGTGAAACCATCAAACTCATCAAGCACGATGGGTTTCTTTTCTGTGCCTACACCACGCAAGCGACAGAACTGTTTGACCTCTTCACGGACAAAGGCGATGCCTCGTTCATCACTGGCATTTGTCCAAAGCATGTTGATTGCATTGTGTGCTTTACCGAGTATGGTACGACACATGACATTAGCCGCACTGGACTTACCTGTACCCGGTGGTCCGAGTAAGAGGACGGCTGATGGGTAATCACCACTCTCAACCCAGTGACGCATATCATCTGTGAACTCCTTGTTACCGACGATTTCATCAACGGTGACAGGGCGTAGTTGCTCATTCCAATTGTCCATATTTCTCACCTTCTTTCTCTTTGCCAATTTATAAAGCAAATCATTTCCTTCTCTCTTTTTTTGTTTTCTTACGAAGTTCTTCATTCATGTGTTTAGCCATCTCAATAAATGAGTCAATTGATTCTGTATGAAGAACAACATATAGTGAATTGAATTGTTCTTCCGTCAAGACATCCCATATTTTCATTTGCATAAAATTGTTGAGAGCCAAGTGTCTTGTTCTCGTATTTTTAAATTCCCTGACATCTTCAACAGGAAGCCCAAAGACGACTGTTAGCATTTCATCAAACATTGAATAGTTGCGTAAATATAAATTCATCATTCATCCCTCACTCGGTCAAACTCCTCCGCCCAGTCAATGAAGTCATCATAGGATGTACTGGGTACAGGATTGTTGAATGTGTATACCATTGTGTCGTAGTACCGTTGCTTAGTTAGCAGGTGAGCGTACGGCTCTATTGCGTCCAACCACTCGGTCACATCAGCGTTAGCGGTTGCAGGTAGCGGAGGTAGGCCACTCTCTTCAATCCACATCTGTACAGGCAACTCTTGGTCGCTGTCGTAGGTGATGTCGATTTTACGTTTGAGTCTGTACCCCACCCCAGTGTGTACCTTCTCGGTTGTGGTAGAGAAGCGTAGTTTCGACAGTAAAATACCAAGTCCTACGTTGGTTAGCCAGTCCTTTGTCTTACCCATGATTTTCACCTACCAATGTAATGTAATCGACAATTTCATCCACGTCGGACAAGCCGTATGAAGTGAAAAGTCCAGTGTATATGAAGTGCCAATTGCGTCGTGGACTCCAAGTATACTCTACTTTCACTGTTAAATTATCAGAAAGCGGTTCGGAAACCTGCCTTGCTGTGACGTTGATGTGTTGCTTACGCAATTGCTGTTCAATCTCAAACGGCAGTTCTGTCATAGCAATGATGTCAGGTACATCAACAACATCAAGCCCATCACGGAAACCGAGTGTGAACTCTATGTTGTCACCGACTCGCTTGTAATACATGAGTTGGCCTGTTAGTGATACTGTGCCACTGGTCATCAAGAAGTATTCACCATGCTCTTTGATGAGGAAACCACCCTTCGGGTAATTGTGTAAGAGTTGCAAAGACTCTTCCCACGATGTAGGAAGCGGTTCTTTGTATTTAGAAAACGGAAGTTCTATACTTTCGCTGTGAATGTAATTTGTTTGGAGTGGATTCAGCCAACACCATGTAAGCGGTACATCTGTCGGTATGTCCATCATTAGGTCCACCATGAGTTCTTTGGCTCTATTGCGTACAGCACCTCGATGTGCCTGTATGAGTGTACTACAATCAGTGACAAACCAATACTCACTTGATGTCTCAACAATCCCAAGTTTGTTCTTTGTATAGGGACGCAGTGGTACGAACATCTCCTCCGCCAATTTGTCCCTGCCGATACCTGTAAACACCATCTGTATCAGCATTTCAGGATTGTAGTTGCTGATGTCCGACATGTCGAGCCTCATCTTCAACCACTTGACCATACGGTAACGCACCGAAGACCAACGGTACTCCAATGCCCAACGCCAAAACATCTCGGCTTCGATTAAGGACATTGAACGACACAGGTCAAGCACCCAGTCCTCATCAGGTATGTTGTGTACCAACGCCATCAGTTCATCAACGTTCAAGCCTTTGCTTTGGTCGTTGGATTCCCATGTCAAGATTTTCGATATGTGTGCATTGTCACCGACTGCATCAAGTTGTTCAACAAAGCAACCACACTCGTTTGCAAGTTGTATCTTGACACGTCGTGCTGTCATGGGCAACCTTTCTTTGGCATCCAAGAAACGCCACACTGTAAGGGCTTCTTCCATTGACAAATCATTCGTCGTGAGATGACGTGGCATCTTTGAAACCAATGCACATAGACGCTGGAAATTCATACGTGTACCCCCAAGTATACCCTATCACTATCATCAACGATGAGGTTCTCAATCCACCCCGCACCATGCTCATCATGCTTGTATAACGCACCCGTCTTATCAGAACGGACTTTCAAGAATGGTATAGTTTCAGGGTGAAAGTTTTTGCTCACTATGAGATGACATCCTTTGTGCAACGCACTTCGTGCAATCAATGCGCTTTGACTACGCAATAGACTGTGTACTACATCGGTGAGCGTAAAGGAAAGGCTCTCACCTGCGAGTGGTCCATCGACAAATTCCCATGTCCTATTCCGTTGTTTCCAACGGAGAAGGTATGCCTTCATCTTCTTCCCTCGCAATCCTTCGTTCTTCTTCTTCACTATGGGAGTCGATGTGGTCAAGTATCTCAACCAAGACTGGGAGGAGTTCTCGGATTTGATTCGGTGTGAATCGTACTCCCTCTCTTGTATGTTCATAACCATCGTCCTTCCGCTTTAGCATACGAATGTCAATCCAGTTTCGTCCTTTGAACTTAATCCATGCAGTGCGAACCTTTCCCTTTCCCGCACCCCACTTTTGGGTCTTCCCATCTTGGAGAAGATAGTCCCGTTCAAAACTGCTCATTCTTCTTCCTCGTCCTTCTTGCGTGTTGTACGTTCAACCAACAAGCCCCACATCCACGGAGGTACTTTGCCCTCGTCGTGGTCGCTTCCTAAGACGTGATACATGTCATACACTGTGTTACCATTCAAACTCTCTTCTGTGAAGTACCCCTTGTCGGCTCGCTCTTTCAACTCGATGCGAGTCAATGCCTTGTAGGTGTGGTTGTCTGTGTGCCATGTCATGTACAACTCGTCACCCGCAAGCAGGTGGTAGTCTTGTGGCTCCATTGCAATATCAGCACTACATGCAGGGCATGTGATGTGTGTACGCCATAGTTCAACTGGTGCAGTGTTCCCACTATCGAGTTGAGCATCAATAGTTTCAACGTACTCATCAGACTTTCTTTCAAGGTTAAAGTTTGCAAGTGGTTCGCCACAGTCGCACGCCCAACCTGATGCAATCGCTTGTCGTTGTTGGAACTCTTGCTCCGCAACTTGTGTCGGGTCAAGTGGTGGTACAACCATTTCAAAACCATCAGGTGTTTGAACAGTGACACCCAGTTCATTGAACAAGTCCATCACGCTATTGTGGAATGCGTGTGTTTCGGGATGGTCGTACATGGACATCAATGCCCATGTGGTTTCGTCTTGCTTATGGTACTGAACACCTGCACCCTGTGGTGACCATGTGCCACCAATGGGTATGCTGTCAATGTGTTCTCTCGCCCATACAATCAATTCTTCGTTTACTTCAAATGCTGTCATTTCATTCACCTCTCTTTACTTTGCACACCGTGAATATCTCACAATGCTCACATGCAGTCAAAACCAAGTCGTCCCTGTCAAGCACATACACGTTAGCATTCGGTGCGTCACATACAGGGCATTCGGTTTCGTTCTTTAGTGTAACGGCCACATCGTACTTCTTACCGAAGACTTTGATGGTTGCCGTTTCAAGACAATCGTGATTGTCCATCCGTACCTGTATACTCATTGAATCACTTCCATTGCTAACTCCCAAGCAATTTTCTTCCTGCGAGCGTAAGGACCGAAGATGGCCGACTCAATACCCTTGCGACTCTTCTCACCATTGCGGAGCGTTGTAGCATGATGGTCGATGAACTCGGTGACAGCATTGTATGCCGACCACCATGTACCACCCATGTCACCCACATTGTTCTGTGGGCTTGAGAGCAACTGCATCAACTTATTCATCTTGAGTTTTGTTTTGGTGTTCTCGGCCATCTCACCCGTTTCAGGGTCACGCTTGAGGCCAAGCACATCAATGAAGTACTCCTTGACATCATCAATCTCGTACTGAACAGTAGCCAGTTCGCTTGCTTGTACACCCCATTCGATGAACTGCTTGTTCATGACACCCAGTGCTTGGCGTACATCATCAACACGCTCACCCATTTTAGATGTGTGACGCACGTTGTAGGTGGATGCCTTACCCTGTCCAATTGCACCACTCAATGTGTTTTGACAAACGACACGGATTGGTGTAGGAAGGAACTTCACTGCACCTGTACCGTCGTGCTTGTTCGTGATAAGGAAGTATTGCTCAACTGGGTCTTGTCCATTGATGATGATGGTATCAGGCAACTTCGCCAAAATCCATACGGTTTCCCCGTTACCCAATGCACCTGCAACTTCGATAGCCGCTTCGTGCGATTGTAGAATCTCATCCATGAATCCAAATGCATCCACGTTCTGTAGTGGTTTCCATACTCGACCTACGGCTTTGCCCCCACGAGTGAGTGGGACAAGTCCCTCCTCGCTCTCACGGAAGACACCGTATGTATCGGGTACAATTTCGATTTCATCTATTTCATTGTGGAACTTTAACGGTAACTTTACAACTTCCCAATCAAGGTGTGCTTTCTGTAATGCTTCCGTCGTGGTCATCAGACCCTCGACAGATGTTCCCAGTCCATGCCACGGTGTACTACCCGCCCATGCTGTCATGTATTCTCCGCTTGCTGTTTGTGCTAAATCGTGTGCCATATCTATTCCTCCTGTTCTGCTAATTCTGCAATCCATTCTCGCTGTTGAGCGCAACCGACACCATACGTAATCTCGTATCGTTCGTAGAAGTCATCAGCCGCTTCCCAACCACAGGTTTCGACCATCATCTCTACGTCGCTTCTCTCCCATTCATCCATACCTGCTTGTGCTACAAAGCACGCAAGTTGTGTCATGTTCCTGTACCCCATGTTTAGTCCTCCTGTAGTATCTCGTAATCCACTGCGTCAAACAATGCATCATCGAATGGTTTGCCGAACAACTTGTGTACGACCCACAACTTCTCCTCAAGTTCTTCTTCGCTGTCAGCAAGTATCTCGCCTTCGTACGTTACTTTGACCATGAATGTTTTCATCTCAAGCACCTCGTCCATATCGCAATACCATTTCATACAGTGCGGGATGTGTTTTACGTAGAGTTATGAGTGGTGTGTGATAAATCAAATCATCAAACACACTCATCAAGTCATCTCGTTGTACACCCATGATGAGTAGTACTTCCCCAACAGGTACTTCTTCAACCTCACCCACACGGTGTTCAGGCTTGACCGCCTCAATAACGTCGTTCACTTTGTTGTGGTCTTGCGAATATGCTTGTGCATTAACATGCGATTGATTCCATTGCTTTGCACCTGAAATGATACGACTGTACACCATGCGTTTGCGTGATGGACACTTACGCTTAGTTGCGTAACCTTCCCCTGCCATGCTCGATAATTGTTCGGACAAGTTCTTGAATGATACATCGGAACGCTTGGAGATGAACGGGAAGAGTTCCTCTCGTGAACACTCCGTATCTCCAAACTCTTCATGCAATACTCGCCAAACATAGTTGCGCTTCGTTTCTTTTGGTTGTCTTTTGTAAACTGCCATTTTTCTCACCTTCTTTCTCTTTGCCGATTTATAAAGGAAATCGGTCATTCCTCCTCATAAGCAATGCGCTCATTGTTGTACACCAAACCGAAATCGTCCTGTGTAGTGTACTCATCCGTTGGTCGATGTGGTATGCCCCATTGGTACATCGTGTACCATACGTCGCTCAATGCACGAGCATACGTTGGGTCAGGGACGCTTGCTTTGAAATTGTCATAGTCAATGCAGTTAATCTGCGTGTCCGTGTATCTCTTGAACTCTTCTCTCGTGACATACATTCGATACGGATAATCCGCATCAAGGTCTATGAAGATACGGTCATCTTCAAGCGATGGATGTTCCTGTAGATACAACAAGACACAGATTAGATGCTCCTCTTTGCGAGCACGCACCAGTAGTTCATCTGTACCACGTCGCTTGACGACGCTTACCCATCCTTCATTCGTTGCTATCCACACGGTTATCCTCTCCCATAATCATTTCAATTCCTTTGAACTGCCATACTTCAAACCACATTGATTTGCAATCAGCACAGGCCACGTCGATTGACCCACTCATGAAATCGCTACGGTATCGTAACTGGTCACTTCCGCAAGAGGGACAGTGTACAATCTCCTCTTGCTCTTGTTGTGAAAGTATCAACTCACACAATTCTTTCTTCGTCTTTCTCATCAATTTTTTCTCGTCCATATTATCACGCCTCAAAGTATTCAATGTAGATGAATTCATCTTCTTCGATTTTGATTTTGATGTTGTGCTCGTTCATGTCTTTACTCATTGTCATCTCTCCCTCTTTCCAGTTCACGAATTACACTTTCATACAACAGAATTTTTCTTGATATTTTGTCAGTGAAAATATCGAGTCCAATCTTTGGTCGCATTGCACCCATGGTTTCCAATGTGTTACCGTGGTTCTTGTACGGAAGCAAGTGGGAAAGCACAATGAAACCTACACCACCAGTGCGGTCACGTCCATGTACACAGTGTAGCAATACGTGCTTACCCTCGGCAATTAAGTCGAGCACCAACTCCGAAGCGTGTTGCCAAATGAACGGGTCGTTGTTGTGTGCTCGGAAGTAGTAGTGATGTCGCTCTTGCTTGTCACTGTCAATGAATCGTGGTGGGAATCGGCACAAGGTCACAACCGTGTGTATCGGCTTGAGTGTATCTCGAAAATCCTCAAGGTCACACATGGTTAGTGACGAGCCATTCGCAAATGTGATTGGTGTATTCTTCATGCTTTCACCTCAAATCCTTGTTGTATCTCTTTGGCAGTCATGTCGTGATGCCACAGTTCTTGCATGTCAATTTGACCTTCCATCTCTATACCGCAATCTTTGCACCTCCACACCATGTCAATCGTACCATAACCATAGTGGTCGTTCATGGACACGATTTCAATGCAGGGGTGAATACATTCAATGCGCTCACTCGCTGTATTAAGACAGGCTTCCATGCTTTTAATCGTGTACTCGAAATCTTTTGTTAATTCACTATCGGTTAAGACCTCGCTCTTTTTCAAATCAATTGCTGTATCGTACAAGACTCGCAATTGCGTACGCATCGTTTCTATTTTCTTTCGTTGTTCTTCTGTATTCATATTCATTCCTCCTCTCGTAGTGCAAAGCAATGTGAGCAAGCCATCGTGCCGTCCACATCATACTCCTCAACGCTATCGACAATCTTGCCACACACGTCGCATTCGTACGATGCATTCGCTCGGTCTTCCCACAACTGTGCGTCCATTCTTTCATACCAGTCGTGCATGTTCATTCCTCCTCCCGTAGTACATCGAATGGGTCTTCAATCTCGGTTTCGGAAAGTGTGAATACAGTCCTACGCATTACACCACAATTCACACAGATTTCCAAGTCTTTCACAATCTCATGACCATCGTACCGAAGACCTACATGACCGTCTTCCCACGGTATGTACGCCCAGTCATGATTACCTGCTTCACAAATACGTGTATTGTAGCCTTGCTTCTCAAACTCTTCAAGCAGTGCCAGTCGTCGTTGCAGTGCTTGCATCTCTTGCCTTAACTTGAATTTTGCATTGTCTATTGCTTTCATTTTATCACCCTCTTTCTCTTTGCCAGTTTATAAATCAACAGTGAAAGTATGCTCACTCCTTCGCCTCCCACAATGTTTCATATTCTCGGTCATAAGTCGAGCATTCGTCATACTCTGTTCTCACTCTTTCAATTAAGGTAACTTTGTCACCATCAAATGAATAGTCAATGTAGTCTTTCCATTGTCGCCAATCCTTTCCTTCAAGTATATGTAAGTCTGAACTTTCAAAATGAATCCAGTATTCAGTAGCCCACTTAGTCACGCCGTCACCTCCTCGCATTCACACATGTGTAAATCCTCTTCGCAATCGAAACAAATACCACGCTCCCATGCACATTCATCATCGCAAAAGTCATCAGGGTCGTCACTACGAATACCATGATTAGTGTGGAACACCGTGTGGTCTAACGGCTTGGAGCAATGAGGACAGCAATCAGATGTCACGCTGTCACCTCCACGCCTCGCCACCAATCGGGAGCAGGTGTACCCTTCTCCCACTTAGCGAACTGCTTGCTGTGGTAGTAGCGACGGTATGCTTCGATAGCAAACTTGGGATAAGCATGGTATACAATCTCACCATCGACAGGTTCAGGTCTGTACTCATCGGGCATAGCCAATGCAAACTGTGTTAGCCCGTCATCAGGGATGACATGTTGAAGTTCCATCATCCGTAGGATGGGTTGATTGCAAGCGTGTTCTTTACCGAAGCGTTGACTGTACTCGTTACACAATGTAACAGCATGTACTCCGAGCCACAAGAAGTTGGTACGAGTTTCACCTGCCCATACTGTACATGGATGGTGAGCGTAGCCACCCTTGTAGGGTGTACCCTTCTTAGTGAGTGGCATTTGTTCATCAGTCGCACCATGCCTACGCAGGGCTGATGCCATCATCTGTGCCGCTTCCACGCACATCTTTGGTACGTGTTTGTCGCAGTGCATTTCAGCCGCAGTGATTGGGTTTGTGTCTAATACGAATATGTTCATTCTTCATTCCTCCTCTTGTGTAAATTCAGGAAAGTGATGTGCGATGATGTCCTTTGCGACAGCCACCATATTTTTGTCGGGGGTGAAAGATGCGTACAGGTATTCGGAATCCCACGCATTCAATCGAGCACACAACTGAAGTATGTTTTTGACTTCCGTTTTGCTGTTGAGTACATCCCACTCATCTGCTTCAAAACATTCACGCTTCATCCATGCCGTAAGGTTGCGAGCACAGTCATCGAGTGACCACACAATAATGGGCATAGGTACTTTCATCATGATTGTACCGTTTGTTCGTTCGCAAGGTTTCCATTGACTACCGTAACTTGTACCCATGATTAGTCCACCCTGTAAATGAAGTACGTGACATTCTTGCCTTCTTCGTTTGAGAAGGACACATAGTTTTCTTCGTGGTCGTATTGTGCGAGGAAGTGTCCTCGACCATCACATCGTATAGCGTCTTCAACAAACCAGTCGAAGTCCTTAATCATCGCAGTAAGTAATTCGTTAGGAGAATCAAGTTGGGTATTTTGAATTTGTTTGATTGTGTTACTGTCCACACCAGTGTGTGCTTGGAGGAAGGATGGGGTGAACGCCCACACCGTTTCCTCGATGTACTCACGCACTGCATCATCCGCTTCCTCATCGGTGTAGACAAGATAACCGTTGTCGATGTAACCGTCCACATCTTCAAAGTCAAAGTTGTAGTCACTAAGATGCATTGCTAGTGCAATAACACGCTCACGGTCATTACCTACGTCTTCAAATGCCTTCTCCCATAATTCGTTCTTCATTCCTTCAATTGTTTTTGCTTTCATTTTTGTTCACCTCTTGTGTATTGTGAACCCGCAGTGTTACACGGATAACCACATGGAGAGTATGTATATTCAGCATCCAAGAATCCTTTGCTACATTGATGCTTGCACTTAGGGCATTCGTATGTCGTGCTTTTTGGTTCGTCTGTGTCAATCATTCATTCACCTCATTCATTAACAGGTTCAACCATTCGTTCACAATACCCATGCCCTTGAGTAACTCTTGCTTACAGGCCGACAACCAAAGATGGTCATCCAATTCGTGTATGTTGTAGAAGGACAGGATGTTGTCGGTTAGACGATTAGCCTGTGCCTTGAGGTCGATTGCTCCCACTCGTATTTCTTCTATGCTTTCGCTCATACTTTCACTTCCAATGTTTTCACCTTCTTTCTCTTTGCCGATTTATAAATCAGGAATTGAGATTCTCGGACAACGACTGTGCTAAGTTGTCACAACTGTTAGAGAGTTCCCAAAGACTCGTTTTGATAATGTTCATCATTGAACGAATCTCTTGTTCTTCACCCCACAATTCAGGCTCATCTGTAAAGGATTCATCCATCTGTGATACGGAGTCACGATAAGTTGTAACGTCTGTGAGTATTTTCGCAAGTGTTTGAATTTGTGATGTAAGAGATACTTCCGTGAACATTACAGCATCAATAACTTCGTCGTCGTTACGCAACGAGTAAATCACAAGGCCACCATCTTTACTCTTACGAAGATGGTGTGAAGCATGGTGTACCCATCTTTGTGTTGTGGATAAAGAAGTACTGTACATGGATTGAACGTTGCTAACCAAATCTCGTCGGTATATCCATTGTACACCATCACTGTCGGTAAATACATCATCATATTGACCGTTCACAATTGCGTTTTTTACTTTCTCAATTACACTCGCTTTCGATTTAGATATGTTTTCTTTCCAAGTAGGGCGTAACAGATTTACATATTTATTGTCATACATACTTTCACTTCCAATGTTTCCACCTTCTTTCTCTTTGCCGATTTATAAAGCAAAGATTACTGAATCAAGCCACTCGTCGTGCAAGGTCTTGCACTCGTTGTTGCATGATGTTGCGAGTCTGTGCATCACGGAGGTACTGCAATGCTTGTTCCATTGGTTCGATACCTCCATGTGCATCGAGTGAACGTCCAATGTCTTGTTCACCCATCCCCTGAAACACAGGGTTACGTTCTCGAAGCGAGTCGAGTTCACCTACATTCGTGGTGAATCTATCTCCCTTCGGTGCGCCCATTGCTCGGAACGCACCCGCCCCTCCTACATCGACGTAGGAGAGAGAGCCGTCAGGTTGGCGTAGTACATTGTCACCAGTCATACCAAGCACATCCCAGTTGGCTGTTAATGCGTGGGGTACGAAGTCACGCTGTAGTTGTCGTACGTCTTCTTGAGTTGGTCTTGTACCAACCTCTTGTGAATCGGATATGAAGTCGGCAAGCATGGTCGGCCTTCCCCTGTGTGTAATCATCTCGGCTTGAGGTACATTCACACCTAAAGCATTCAAGTATCGGTTCATGTCGAACTCGTTCTGAATGTGTGCAGGGTGCGCTCCTTGCTTGCCTACTCGTGGCCCTTGCTCGGTGTCGTACAAGGTTGCACCAGTCGAGCCTCCTAAGAATCGGACTGGTCGCATGATTAATCCATGTATTCATCGTACATAAATTCAGATGGGGAAGGGCTTCATTGTGAAAACACAACAACTATCTCCGAGGTCAAACCTTTTGCCCTTATTATTGGATAAACCCATGTGAATGTGATGAGGAAACTGCTTCATGGTGTTACAAGCCACTATCTCCGTGAGCAAATTTTGCAGTTATTACTGGATAAACCTCGTGAATCTATTCAAGTGGATGCTGTACGTTTAAGTCGCCCAGTACCCATCGCAATGCCTTGACCACGCCTTCCAGTGCCTTGTAGTTTCTCATGTGATACATGCGCTCATCCTTTGGGCATGATTGCATGGCTGTGATGTGACTGTTCTGTTTGCGCTCGGCTTTATCGAGCATCTCTTCAATCTCCACCCACGTTCTTTCATAGGTAAAGTGTTCACTGTCTTGATGGTCGTTCATTCAATCAACTCCTTGAGTGCTTTCCTCAAATCACCCAGTTTAACGAGAGGGTGAATAATCGGCTTCGTGTCTGTTGGAATCAATGCATTCACGATACCTTGACGCAACCGCTTGACTTCTGTGAGCAGTTGTGCTATCTTTCTGTAAAAAATATCGGGGTGTCCATCGTTCTCTTCAATGAGTCCAGCATCTTGAACTACCTTCTTTGCATCTTCGTATTTTGGTATCTCGTATTCTTCATCTCCTTCGGGCAACAAACCTAATTCGCACTCTTCGCACAAACCGTATTTGTTCATATCAATCAACGGGTAAGCGTGGGAACACCCTAAGCAATAGCCCATGAGTATTCCTTTCTTTACTCCCTCGATGTAGTCTTCGTGGTGTCCTTCGTATTTGTCTGTGTCAATCATTCACTCGCCTCCCATTCATTTACGATTTCATCATAGTGTTCAATCATCCACTGCATGAAAGCAACATGCCTTCCACGCAACCGCTTGACTTCCTCAAGGAGAAGTGGTGCGTCTGCGATGAGTTGTGCGTCAGCCTCAGACAATGTGTTCTTGCGTACACCGACTATACATTTATCGAGGCGTGTAACATTGATGGATTGAGACTTGTGCTTGTGTGTAGGAAGAAGAACCTCCCATCCAAAACCGTGTGTGTCTGTCCCATCGAATGCGTACCATTCGCCTTCTGTGTGTCCTTCGTATTTGTCTGTGTCAATCATCCATTCATCTCCAAAAAATTATCCAAATCTGTTGCATGAAGCCCTTCGCCTCTATCCCTTATCAAATCAGCAGTAAACTGTATTTGTCGCTTACAATCCTCAAGTTGCTTACGCAACCGCTTGACTTCTGTTTCCATGTCAAACTCTTTCTCCAATAGTTCAACATAATCAATTCGCAGTTGATTGTATTTTTCCGATAGTGTGTCACAACAAATCATTCGTTCACCTCACCCTTTACGCATTTTGCTTTCATGTTTATTCCTCGCTCGTTTCAACGCCTTGTGTTGGTCGCTTACCTTCACACTGAATGTACGCATTGTTTTGTTCAACGAAGTCAATCAATTCGTTGCACAATTGGAAATGCATGTTGAGTCGCCATTGATTTGTGAAGTTGAACTTGAAGATGTTGTCAATACCCTCAATCATGTCAGCATCGTTTGAACCTAGGATGACGAGTTGATAACCGTCATCGTATTTCTCAACCGTCACGTTGCGTACGTAGGCCACCGAATCTGTGGCAAAGGATTGGAACTTGGGCTTGAGTGAAGCAAGGTACATCCCTACGTCGTGTGGCATTTGATACTTGGCCGCAAATCCGTAGTCACGGTTGATGGTGACTTCACCATAGCCTTGAAGGTGCATTTTACCTGTACCTCCATCGCACATGGTACGAATCTGTAAGGTCGGTCCGTCCACTTTTTTGTTCTTCTTGTATTCTTCGTCAATTATTTGCTTTGGTTGTTCGTTCATGTTTTTCACTTCCATGTTCATTGGTGCAAATAGTTTCGCAATGAAATCTATTGCATCGTCGTTCAATTCTTCTTCTGTTTTATCCTCATTGTTTTCGGTCATGTTCATTCCTCCTCGTTCATGTAATCAGGTGTGTTCAACGGTATCAGTGTTGCTCGATTGGGTACGACATACGACGGTCCTGAATCCGATAGGTCGTTGAATAACTCCCATCCACGAGTCGTCTTGCGTGCCATGTAGCCCACGTATCGCTCGTCACCGTTCTCAACGAAGGTCACTTGATACCAATGTGGGTTCACTCGTTGCATCTCATACCAATGCGTTGTGCTCAATACCAGTCTGTAATAATCATCCATAGTTCTCATCTCCATTCTCTTTGCCGATTTATAAAGCAGTGATTGATGATAGTCATCAGACTCACGCATCAGCCTCCGCCTCTTCCTTCTCCACCTGCACGATGTTCACTGGAATCTTTGGTAGTTGGTCGAACATACCCATGTAGTTTGACTTAGCCGTAGGTGACTTGAGGAACTCAAGCAGTATCTCCTTTGGTGTGGGTAAGTCTTCAACAAACACTTCGGGCTTGAGCCACAAGTCGTAAGCGACTGGTACTGCAATTGCCGACAAGGACTTGTCGGTTGCATTGAAGTCCTCATCAACCTCACGCCATACTGGATAGCATGTGGAGGGTGGAGTCATTTGCTCGGAGAGTATTGATGCATAGTCTTCCGCTTCTGCTTCTGTACCAAAGACATACGGTGTGTCTTGGAACAGGTCCTTGTATATCTTCGGGTACTCCCACCCTACACCTGATGTGTAATGACCACTACCTCTTCCCACCACACCGCTTGCGATACGCACCTTGAAGTAATGCAGTAATTCCTTCGGCTTCCAGTGGTACGTATTGACTTTGCATCCCCACCAGTCCTTCGTGTTCTTGATGCTGTACACCCAGTCGTTGATGGTGTCACCAATCTTACGGTTGAACGAGTCGCTCACAAGAACCTCTTGGCGTACTTGTTCCAACCATTGCCATTGCGTCCACATGAATGTACGACCACGACCCGATGATGTTTGTACACATCGTCCGTTCTTGACCATGCGATTGAAACCTTTGTTGATGCAACGTAGTAATTCTTTCTCACCATCCTTGTCCATGAGCACACGATTCATACCACGCTCCATGTGGTCCTCAAGTGGAGTGAGGTGGGAAGTGTTCTCCCAATTCTTGAAATGTAAATTGTTGCCTGACCATGAAGAAACAATCTTCGCACGATAGAGAGGTCGCAGTGAATGTGCATCACTCTCTTTCAATTCTTTCCATGTAGCACCGCTTTCAATCTCATCCCACAAGGTCTTCCTGATGTTCCATTCAGTGGAAGTCACCTTTGGGAATTCGCCATGCTCTTGAAAGTATTCAGTGTTGGTCTTGTCGGGTCGTGTGGTCTTGGCCTGTGCGAGCAGTCGTGTGTCGTACCAAAAGGCACGTCGTGTCTGTTCATTGATGCACTCCTTCGCTGACACCTCACGGTCAGGACCGAAGGACATCAGTGTGTACGTCAGTGCCATGTCCATCGCACATGAGGATTCGCACATGTGTTTGGATTTACCAATACCCAGTGTCGATACAACCTCATCATCCGTGAACTTGAGGCTCTTACCTACGAGTCCTTGTTGCTCCCATTCGTTTGCGCTTCTGTATGTGTTGTGGTTTGTTCTTGCCATATTATCATCTCCTTTCTCTTTGCCAATTTATAAATCAGTTCTTACTTTTACATTCAAAGCAAGTGACTGTGGAATTGTCTGTACCAATCATGTAGATGTGGCGTACAGGTTTGTGCTTGCGACATACTGTACACTGCACAGTAGCCTCGTTGTCTTTCTTCGGTGGTGTGAATACCGATGGCTTCAGACTCGTGCGCTCAACAAGACAGGATGCACAGGAGGTATCAGTCTCCTCAACATACATCTCACGTACGCTGAACTCACGGTCGCAGTCGTAGCAAATCTTCTTCTCTTTGGACTCACCCTCACGAGAGGTGTCGTAGTCACAGTCCATACAAATGCCATTGTCATCAATGTGCTTACCAAGACAAGCAGGGCAAGCATCCAGTTTCACATCTTCATGACCGCCAATAGTGTGACCACACACGCCACAATCACCATACTCGTAATCGGCTTGAATGAGTTTTGAGCCACAGCCTTCACAGATGTCCTGTGAACCTGTGGCCGAATCAAAATCTCCTTCGTCAGTGTCACCCCATTTACCACCCATCGTGTAGTCTTTGTAGACATTCGTGTATTGACTGAACGTGTAGGTCGGCTTCTCAATCATGGCCTTACCAACAGGCAGGTCACACACATCAGCGATGTACTGCTGTTGCCCACTGGTTTCGACAGCGTGGTGGCAGTGTGCATCACGCACCCACTCGATAAGGTCAGCCGCACTTGTGTAGGAAGCACGCTCCTCTTGTGTAGCAGTGAGGTAGCGGAAGATACACAACTGTACACCAGTGCGACCATGACCACCTGCACACTGTACAGATACACGAGTAAGTTGATGCTCACGAATGTCATCGACCAGTGCATACCAAAACAATGCAGGTGATGCAGGGATGCCGAAGTCGGGAAAGTCCAAGTGGATGAACAAAGGTTCAGGCTCGGACGAACCAATGTACTCGGCACACGAGAACCCATCGGGTACAGTAGTGTCGTCTTTGGATGCAACACTACCATGCATGGTTTCGCTTGGACCCATCGCAAGGTCAGGTAGTGGTGACATCTTGTGCCACCCTCCTGCACGATTCTTACCACCACCATAGAAGGTGATGCCATCGGCTGATGTGAAGATAGCCTCCTGTCCTGTGTGGCAGTTGTGCTTGCTCCATTTGTTCGTCGTTGTTGTTGTCTTGTCTGTCATCGGTTTCATATTTTTTCCCCCAGTATTTTTCTTGTTCTTTCGTTGTTGCTTTCGAGTCTTACGTTTGTTTCGTTTTCCCATCATTCTTCCTCCTGTATGAGCATGTCAATTGCCTCAATGAATTCAATTGTATGCAAGGTGAGTGAATAGAAATTGGCGAAGGTTTGCTGTGCCTTGACCTTGTGGTAGTCGGTCATCTTGTTGTAGTCCTTCTCAATGGCATCACCCATCTTGAGTGTCTCACAGATGAAGTCCGTTGACGGAGTGAAGCCTTTGCTTCGTATCATTTGCTTGAGTATGACCACACCAGCATACATGATGTTAGAATGTGCTTCATCAACTGTGTTCTCTTCAGGGTAGGAGAGAGCCTGTGTACCATTGGTCACACTTGCTATCTTGTAAAGTGGTAGTAGTCGCTTGAACTGTGCAAGTTGAAGGTCTTTGCATTTGGTACAGTGGGCTGAACCACACGGAATGAATTTCGGATTGTCATCGAGATACCCGTATACACCTTGACCATGGAATCGGTTATACCCAACAATGGACTCTTCAAGGTCACGCATCTCTTGAGGCAAGTCAGTGCGTAGGAAGATAGGTTTGGATAGCAGTGAATCGTTTGTAATGTTCTGTACATACTTGAAGATGTGCGTGACATCCTCCGACTCATGGACAGCATCACGGTGTTGGTATGCGTCGTATGCTGCATAGTACACACGGAAGAAGTCATGTGGATTGAGTTCGATGCATCCCGCATTCGTACCCCAATCGAGCGCAGTCTTTGACAGGAACTTGTTGAAGAAGAACCCAGTGTTGTGTATGTTGTTCTCACACATGTTTGCTTCACCAATGACATCGAGCATGAGTTGCTCGGTAGGCTTCTTGAGGTAACGCTTGATTGCTTGTGCAAGTTTGAGTGTGTTGTCCACCGACTTCTTGTACTTCGCACCACCGTAGCCACCCGACCACCCACCGTAGTACTGCTTGCTCGTCCACTTGAGGAGAGCAATGATGGAGTCGAGTGTGATGGGCTTGTCCTCGATAGCCATGTAGTAGTGCTTACGATTATCGCTCATACTAACGCTGTGATTCTCCTCCAAGCGGTCACCATAGATGGATGATACAACCAGTGGTGTCATGTATGTGTGCTTCTCATTACGCATACCTGCGGAGTGTCGCAACTCACCAACAGATACGGACAGCCCTGCATTGACAAGCCATCCGACAAACACACCACCGAAGAAGGCAGTGTTGGATGGGTCAAGCAATGGAGCACTGATGAACTGATGGAAGTGATTGGAGAGCCAACCATGTTGGCGAGCAAAGCGATGCAAGCCGACCTGCAATCCTGATTGGAATGCGTCATTGAAGTGGAATGGATTGTATGGCTTGGGTTCCATAGTCGTATCAGTTGTCACCCAACCTGCAACAACTTCCAACCATTCTTGACCAACCTCAACGGATTCATTCTCATTGACGATGTAAGGAACTCCATACTTACGGCACTGCCCCGAATGGTGGGACAGAAGAGAACCCGTAGGATGAGATACAACTGTACCTTCAGGTGGGTTGCTACGTAGCAACTCTTCAAGGCGAGCCAACTCTTCGTCACCTGCATTGTGAATGATGTGTACATCCGTGACCTTGACCTTACCTTGTGGAATCGAACCGTTGGTGTACACATCAGCAGGTGGTGTTGTGAGAGGTGCGTGACCTGTCGAGCCACGCAACTGCACGAGGTACGACTCATGACTGATGGCTGATGAGCCACGATTGTGATGAGTCACTCGCTCGTTCATGTCATCACCCATACCTTTGATGCGTGAGATGAACTCCAGTTCAATGAGTGCAGGGTCGATGTTGAGTGTGCTCAAGTTGTTTGTTGTGCTCCAATCTGATTTGTGAGGGAGAGCAAGTTTGAGTGTCGCACTCCCCGCTGTGACTCCATCGTGAGTGTCACCCATGATGATGTATGAGTTCGGTGCGACAACGGCTGATGCGTCAGCCTCAACGAATCGCTGTACGATGATGCAACCGAATGGGTCAATGAGTCCATGCTCGTAGGCTGTGGTGTCAGCAGTATCAACGGACAACATCTTGTCAGCGATGCGAGTCAAAGTGTCACGCAACTCATCGACTGTGAATGCAGGTGAAGATTCGAGTACACCCGGACGTGGTGTGAGTGGACAGGCACGTACGAAGAGTGGTCGTGTAAATACACCAGTCTCCTTTATCGCCAAAGTGATGTGTGAGTTCGAGATGTCGGTGACGAAATCCTCAATCCTTTCGGTGCTCATGAGTTGGCGCTTGAGATAGCCACTCAACTTGTCCTTCGACTCGATGTTTGACATGGTGACAAACAACTCGCTCTCTTGGGTGAGTAAGTTGAATCGCATGGTGGATAGTGGTTTCCAATACCCACTCATCATTCCTGTTTCATGTGCCTTCGTGTACTTCGCTAGTGCTTCTGCCTTCTGTGATGTCATACTTTAACCTCCAATGTTTTCATCCTCTCTCTCTTTGCCGATTTATAAATCAAACCGATTCAGTCCTCCGTTTCTTAGAGAGGAAGTCTGATGGTATGTCGCCGTCTTCAATCATCTTGGCGATGAGCATGTTGGATATGCCCTCACGTTCTTCGACAGTACCACCGTCGAGAACTGCTTGCACGACCTTGCGCTTCTGTTCGATAACGTAATTGAATTTCTCGTCAATGGTATTCTCGACGGACAGGTACACTGCACTTACGGATTGACTCTCTTGACCGATGCGATTCACACGGTCTTCGGCTTGTTCCTCGTATGCGGGAACCCACTCACGTTCAACGAACAAGGTGGTGTCGGATGCTGTGAGCGTGATGCCCTCCTTCGCCGCTATGGTCGAGCACACGAGTACCATGAGGTCACCACGTTGGAATGCTTCGACTTGCTGTTGTCGCTTCTGTGCTGGCATGTCACCTGCGATAGCACCGACCTTACCACGTAGGCTGTCGTCCTCACGTAATGTGGTGAAGATGCTTTGGAGAATGTCACGGTGATGTGCGAAGACAACGATGGGCTTACCGCTAATCTCCACGTAGTCCTTGACGTACTGAATAGCGTGCTCGACTTTCATGCGACCACACTCATGGCGAAGGTCAGTCAACATGTTGAGAATGAATCCTTTGGGTAGTGTACCGTAGTGTCGGTGTGCATCGTACTCGTCAAGCCACTTGCGAAGCAGGGCATTGTAGTCCTTGGTCTGTTGCGACGTTGGATTGATGTAGTGAAGCGAGCGTACTTTCGCAGGTAATTCAGTAAGCACTTCGCTCTTGAGCCTACGAATACAGAAGTCACGAGTACGATTGTGCAACTCTTCTGTGTTGGATGAACCGTTGAAGTCCCACGCATACTTGCCACGACCAATCGGTTTCTGATGTCCGTCGCAGTATCGCTTGCCATACTCAAAGAAGTTGCTGAACTCATTCGGGCGTAGGAGATTGAGTGTGGTATAGAATTCGTTTGGTCTGTTGGTGATGGCCGTACCCGAAAGACAGATGACCGACTCGGATTGCTTGGCAATCTCAAGCACTGCTTGAGTGCGTTGAGCCTTGCTGTTCTTGAGGTAGTGCGACTCATCACATACAACAATGTTGAAACCATAGTCAAGCAGTTGCTCACGTCGTCGTGAGATGAGGTCGTAGTTTGCAATGACTACATTGCAGTGGCGAGGGATGTCACCCTTCCATCCGCTAAGGACTTCGACCTTCCATTCAGGTAGCCATGCCTTGAGTTCCTTCTCCCAGTTGTACTTGACCGATGCTGGACACACAACCAGTGCAGGTGTGTTGTGCATGTTCAATGCAATGTGAGCGATGGCTTGGATGGTCTTACCGATTCCCATGTCGTCACCAATCAAGGCACGACCATGTGCGAGTTGAGCAAACTTGACTCCGACATACTGGAAGGGGTACAACTCACGGTCTTCGGGAAACGATTCGATGAGTATGTCCTTGATGTCTTGAATGGCTTCGTCGTCATCGAGTACGGATGCACTGCTGATGGCGATGCGTTCAGCACGCTCTCGCATGTAGGATGCGACTTCGGGTATGGCTTCGATGGCATCAGCAATCTCGTTGATGTATGGCATCTTGGAGTTCGCTTTGCGAATCCTATCAACCAACGGTGATGCTTCGGACAATGCAATACTCCATGTCTTATCATCAGGATTGAACTTGCGACCCTGTGTTTCTTTGATGTACTCCAGTGTCAAGCCACGCTTTACTGGGTCTTGAATGAACGGCCATTGTAGGATGATGCTTGAGCCTTGTAAGCGTGCGCTTACTTGCGTGACCGAAGGGGCTTCGGGCTTGGCTTGATTGAACTCGGCTGTGAGTTGGTCAGCGTTGATGTACACGCCTTCTTCTTTGAAGCGTTGGCGTACGAGGTCAAGTGTTTCTTGTGTGTTCTCGATGGTCCACTTCTTGAGGTCGCCATTGAACTTGACCTTCGGGAATGGTGCAACGGACTTGAGTACGACGTTCCAATGTTCGTTGAATGGATAGGACAAACCAATGCGTATGCTTGTGAATTCCTTGCCGTATCGGTTCTTCCATACGTCATTGACATGGAAGGCTGTGATGGTTGGCACGCTTGTACTCTCCAGTAAATCCATAGCGTACTGCTCACCGATTGATACCTTACCTGATGAGTGTTCCCTGTACATGTGTTGTACAGATGGGATGAGAGGCTTCTGTCCTGTGTCAAGCATGTGCTTACGGATGTATTCTCTTACCGCTTTGTCGAATGGTCGCATGGCTTCTCGCTTGGCACGAAGTGCTTCTTGCTCACGCTCGTACTTCTCTTTGGCAACTTCGCCACGCTTGCGTAGGTCGTCAAGGAATGCATCGACTGAACCTTCGATACCAGCGTCACGTAGGATGGAAGGCATTTGTGTGTTGCGGTACTTGTGGAATCGTTCCGATGCTTCGATGAGGTTACGCTCATCAAGTTGCTCTTGATGTGCAAGGCGTGAGAAGAACGGCCAGTCAGGTTTGTTCGGACCGACATCATCCTTGTGGTCGGGTGCGCCATAGCCCACGAAGGTTCGTATCATTTGATGTATGGTATCAGCGTTCATTGGTCAGCCTCCTTGCATTCATTTGTACAATACGGAAAGGTAGTCCCATACTTTTTGTTGAGATGCCATGTCATGTGTTCGCTCTTGTCGAAGCCTTTGCATCCCATGCATTGAATCAGTCCGTTTGATGTTGCCCAAGTATTGATGTTCATTGTATCAACTCCTCAAGTTTGAGCCTAAGTTGTTTGAGTATAGCGAGTGCTTCGTCATCCTTTCTATCTCTCTCATCCTCGTCTTCTTCTTCATCTCTAAACCCGAAGCCGAGGTGTGACCAAAGACCCCATGGGTCATGTATTCCATTGTGGTATTCGGAATCAGCACAGTACAGCAATAGTTTCAGTTCTTGTTCAGTGAATGTCATTGTATCAACTCCTCTCTCTTTGCCGAGTTATAAAGCAACTTGAATGCGATGGTAATGTACACTGCTCCGACGAACAGAAGGGGAAACACTTCGACCATGTTCATGCTGTCACCTCAATCCAGTTGCCGTTCCATGCGTGACCGTTGAGATACCACTGGAAGTTACGTTGGTAAATACTTACATGAGGTATAGCGTTGAGTCGTTCTTTGGTTGTGACCGTAGGCCAGCCCGCATTGCTGATGAGGATTCGCCCATCGGGATAGTGTTCAGCGATGAGGTTGTTGTGTAGGTACAGTTCAGCAACGCCTTTCCATGTGGAAACGGTCGTGTTGCCTCGCCTGAAGTCCTTGTGTTTCATGAATGCATTTACTGCGTCTTGTGTTACCTTTCTCATTCGCTCACCTCACGTATGTCTGTGTGTGTTTCGTCCAAGGCTCTCGCCTCATCTTCATCGGGTAATGGGTAACCGTCAGTGTCAAGACCAATCTCATCCAAGACTTCGGTAGGCCACTCCTTCGGCTGGAACTGCGAGCCATCAGTATCACAGTGCTTGCACACCTTGAATGTTTGAGCGTCATCAACGAAGCCAACGTGTGTATCATCATCACACAAGTCGCAGGTTGGTTCGCTCTCAAAGAAGAAGCGTACTACGATTGAATCTTTACTGTCGTCGTTCACGAACTCCCACCTCTTGTGTCCAAGCATTTGTTCGCAAGCGTCATCTATTTCATCTGTCAAGTCTTTACTCATTCGCTCACCTCGATTGGGAATGGATTGACACGCACCCATTCATGAGTCCACCAGTTTTCGTAGCCAGTCCAGTAGCGTACCTCGAAACCCTTTCGTCTTGCGAAGGCCAAAGCCTGTGAGATTTGTCGTGGTGTTGCTCGTAGGTCGGTGAGTATCTGTCCACCTCCGAACTGCGGTGTCTTGTTCTGTGAGTAGACAGCATAGAGATGCCTCCCATTATTGGTGCGTTTAACATGTATGTACCTTCTGTTGGAAGGGCTGAATATCCGTTTTATCGAAGCCGAAATCATCGACCACTATCTCTTTGCCGATTTATAAAGTAAAGGCTTTCAGTCCTTCGATTTTTTGCTGGGTGTCATTGTGGTCATGTAGTCACTTTGTTCACGGCTATGTTCATGTCGATGACTACAACAGGTATAGTCAAGTTATCATACTCCTATGTATATATTATATTGAGAGTAGTACCCTATGAGTATTGACTATTCGTTATGGTCAAACGGGTGAATAGAGGTGTGAATAAAGTGAACATAGTGACGTGCTTTGCTTTCACGTTGAAACCATAGACTTGCATCTGTATAGGGTGGTGAATCAACACCCCGTATATGCAGGGTGGTGCGACGACACCCCAGCCGTCAACCTCGTGCTTATAGCATGGAGTCCTGCTGTCGTGCGCCTCTCCTACCAAAGAGAAAATCTCACGTACAGATACGAGAGCCGTGAAGAGTCCAACCCATATGGGTGCGAGTCAATTGATGAACAAGGTCGAGCGTGTGGCGAGGGCGTAGTGAAGACTCCAGCACCCCGCACGCTACGTGCTATGAGGAATTTTGCGATAAAAAAAGCCCCCCGCATGGCCAGAACCATGCGAGGGGCGGATGCCCACACGCCCTCATGGGTGTGGGCTTACGACCAGAAACGGGTCACTGCGAGCCTACTCAAAGGGACGCATCGGACTGGGCGACCTTGACTGGGTTGTCACCAATCCATGTGAGGGAACGGTTGAATGCACCCTTACCCTTGAACACGGATTCAGGCGCACCTGCCTTCTTAGCGAGGCTAATGACCGTGACCTTCGGCATCGACTTGAGTACGTCGAGTGTGTAAGGGGTCGATGCTGATTGAGCCACATGCTTAGGTGTGGTGTCGGTCTTCTTGACGACCTCGACCTTGTGTCCCTGCTTGTACACGGATGCGGTCTTGAGGAGTTCGGCTCGCTCGGTCTTGTCCAAGCCAACGTACCAATCGTCACCAAAGCCACCACTTACACGCTCGCTTGGGTCAGTGGTTTTCTTGCCTTCCTTGTCGAGCATAGGCTGGCGAATGAACGCCTTGCGAGCCTTGTTCTCGGACACATACACACGAGGGTTGCCCTGCTTATCGACAACGCCTTCCGCAAACCACGCATCTCCGTCCTTGACGATAGTTGCCTTGAGGTTGGCTTGTGCCACACGCTTGAGTTGACCACGAGCCGTTCCCATCGCATGAGCCCAAAGGCCACGAGTCTGTCCTGCGTTCGGACCCTTGCTCACGACATACGGGAGGTCGAGCATATAGATGATGTCCTTGTTGGTGTTGGTGTGCATGGGGACTTTGTTCTTGAAATCAGCGTTCCCATACTGGTGTCCGAGTTCAACCGAAGCGACGAGAATCTCACGCAACTGCTTGCGAGTGTAGGTACGAAGGTGTGATGGTTCGGTTGGAACCGAGCCGTTGAAAGTGAATGCAGGTACACCATGCACGTCGAAGACGACTGGGATGGTGAGTTTGGTGCGCTTGCTGTCGAAGAAGTCAAGCATCACCTCCGCAAGCGGACCTATTTGTGACCCAAAGGCAAGGGTTCGGTTGATGGCTGGCAACGGGTTCTGTGTACTGTTTTGTGACATGTTTTAACCTCAACCCTTTCTCTCTTTGCCGACTTATAAAGCAAACAGCCCAATGTAGCGTTTTTCCTCGGATGTGCGCCTTGCGTATGAGCATAGCACAAAGGCATAGCGTGGACGTAGGAAGGCAGGGTTTCGTATGCAACACCCATATGGGTTGGGTTCAAGGGACGCTATTCATGGGGGCTTGCGTATAACGAGGTGTTATGCTATAGGCGTGGGTAATGAGTCGCCGTCATAGCACGTATGCGTGCTATGCGTAGGCGAGGGGCGAGAGCCGTACGCTATGCCCCCACCTCCGCCCACGCAAGTACCCCGTTCTATAGACCGTGGCACTGCGCCATAGCACAGACCCATAGCACGACCCATAGCACACCCCTTAGGCGGAGGCATAGCATAGCATAAACCCATAGCACTTCTTTTAGTCACGCACACCTTTCCGAGAAAAAAAATTTCAAACAAAATTTTTATGGTGAAACTACCTCCCAATACCATGAGCCAGTCATTTGACATAGCATGGTCTATGTTGAAACAAGACTTCCGTGAGGCAATGGAGTCGCAAGTAGACCCACAGGGTCAATTGGCGCAAGCATTGGCTATGGCTCGACAGCAGGAACCGGCTCCACCTATCCAGTTTGCACCAAGACTACCGCAACCTCAAACAATGCCTCAAGACCCACGTCAAACAACCCTACCGCCTGAATTTATTGGTGATGCAACTGTAGGTCGTGACTTCAGTCAAGCCTTGCAAAACATCAAACCAAAGCGGTGAACGAATGAACGCCTTTGACATTGCTTGGTCTTTGCTCAAAGAAGACGACACAATGGAATACGGTGAACAAGCAGTAAGTCGGCAAAGAGTGTTACCAAGAGGTGGCTCGTCTTTTATGCCTGTGCTTGCTGATTCAGCAGAAATCATAGACAGGGAATTTGCGGAAGGTTTAGCACAACGAATGGACACAAGCCCACCTAAAACACCAACAAGAGTTGTACGTGGTCGTGAAGGTAATTGGGGTGATGAATACACTCTTGAAGATGATGAAAGAAAAGAATACTCAAGACTAAGCGGGATGATAAGAAATCCCGAAGAAATGAATGAGCGTCGAAGAGTATCAACTGCAAATCCAACATTATCAAGCCTAATGGCTGAAACACAAAGTAATGAACGACGCAAAGGGCATTATGAAAAACTGTTAAACACAATATTGCAAAACAACATGAACATTCATTCAACTTCAAGAAACTATGCATCTAAACCATTTCATCAAAAATTTCAACGTCGTTTAGCACCAAATATTGAAATGCATACACGGTACAATAGTGTTGGGCGACCGGAATTTGTTTACATGAAAGACCCGATAAAAGACTCAAAACAACAATCAGTACGTAACGTACAAGGTTGGGGTGACTTACAACCCGACTACAATACGTTACCAATGGTCGATTTTCAAGATACAATCAAGCCACGATTAAGTAATTCGTTTAAACAACAGTATGATACAAGGCAAACAAGGCTTGACGACTTCGGTCAATAGAACAATTGCTGTGGTTGAAACAACGGTTCTTCCGTTTTCTCGTCTTCCGTTTCCGATAAACGGCGAATAATGTCTTCTGTAAACGGTGTTGTGTTGTGAACAAGCGTTTCGTCTTTGTTATCAACAATAACGTGGTCATTATCAAGCGTTTTGATGGTGTCACGCAACTCTTCACTTAGTGCAGTTGGTAGTTGCAGTGTACCTTTGAGAAGTCGAAGGTCGTCAAGTACGCCTCGCAACTGCTTTTGCATGGTTTCTGACCCTTGTTTTGCTTTTTCAGCCATTTGCATAGAGCGATTTTGTTGGTCTGATTTTTGTTGTTGGCGCATTTGGTCTTGATGCTGACTTCTTTGTTGTGATAAAGCGGCTAAAGATAAACCTGTTTTGGTTTTGTCTTCAACCATTTTAGCCCCTACTTTTTTTGCACCTTCTTTAAGAGCACCAGCACCAGCACGAGCAACGTTTGCAGCACCAGTAGCAAGTGCTCTTGCACCTGTGGCAGTTGCTACTTTACCTGCTATTCCAACTAAAGGTGCTAACAATGGTAACGCTTTGACCACCAATACCTTGTCGCCCATGCCAGTCGTAGACATCGGTATTTCTAAATTGTATCGTTACCTCGCACGAGTATGGTCGGAGCGAAGCCTGTACTTGTTCGCAAGCAACAGGCTCGTCTTAGTGACTTTTATCCAGTCACATTGCCTGAAGTACAAACAGCAACACAACAAATGCAAAACATACCTGCAACAACTCAAACCAAAGCAAGCAGTTGGCATCAGCATAACGAAGATTTAGAAAATAACGATGGAAACATCACAAATGTAAATCAAATTTATTATGAACCAAGAGAAGGATATTTTCCTGAAGTTTCTCCACTGTCGGCTGAACAGCAATTAAACATGCATCTTGACGAGTTGCGAGCAAAAACCGAAAACCCTGAAGATATTGTACAACAATTCATTGAAGACATGCGTAATGAAAAAAATGTTCACAATGTTCCTCGTAAATTGAGAGAACGTACAGAAAATGAACTATTGCGTAATTTACGTCCGTTACCTGTAAGCGAAGTAAACGAAAAATTTGGTCGTATACGATTTCCAAGTAAAGAGTTTGCTAATGAAAACATACCTGAAAATATGGTTGATAGTTTGCGTCGTACTAAGCAATTCCGTGATTACTTTGGCCGTCAAACTACGTTGCCTGAACATTTTCCCTCATATCATACCGAAGATTGGCTTGACCCTGAAACCGGATTGGTGCGTGAAGGCGCAATAGCCCCTGTAACGGCTGTGCGTCGTGCAAATAGTCGTGACATTATGGGTGGTATGGCGCAAACGGGTGGTGGATTGATACCGCTTCCAAACAGTAGCAATGAAAGTTTTGAAAATCGAAATTCGGGTCGTCGCCCTATGCTTATGCAATCACAAAACCCACCCCTTGAACACTTCCAAAGTGGGTACTTTTTGACTACACCATATGTTGCTGATTTAGACAGGTCTGTTACAGTCCACGATACAGATGCACTTATTGGGGTTCGTGGATTTGGAGCACCGAGTGGTGATGTATTCCAAGCACGTCCAGCAGGTGAGGCAAAAGAGGGCGCAACGGAAGCCGTTGTACACAGTCGTATAGCCCCTGAACGGCTTGTACCTCTTCGATACAATGATTCGTATCAAAATTTGATAAGAGGAGATGAAAATAGTAAACCAAGTTTTCTTACGCTTAATGACATAAGAAATTTCTTTCGACCAAAAACATCACAGGATTTTCGTCAAGCCATAGGTCGAGAAAAAGATGATACAATATCACGTAATCAAAAATTTGACTACATTCGTGACCATTTACCGTTTATGCAGTTTGCTCCCCCTGAATTTAATGAAATGGTCGATAGGCATGGAATGCCGGCTGCGCTTACAGACGATGAAAAAAATCGTTTTTTAGAAGCAATGGAAGAAGAAGATAACAATTATCATAGAGATATGACAAATAAAAAACGTAAATTAGGAAATAAACTTGCCCTGATACGAAACTTGGGAGCAACTGATTGGTGGGACAGACCAGATAAGGGAGATGTGCTTACACTACGTGACCTAACCTTACCTTCAATATGGGGTGACCCAATGGCGGCATTGGCAAACGCACCACCACACACTAAGGATGCACTTATTGAATTGTTCAACCACAGATTTAATACCAATTACCCAACCAACAAAAAATTGAAAGAAATGGAAGAATCAATAATGCCTACCATTCCAAAAAAGAAGACACAATTTGAAGAACTAAATGAATTATTTGGATGAGTGATACAATGTTTACAAATTGGAATCGTAAAGCAAACAAAGAAACTCGTTTGAATCCGTTATCTATAGATGACATTGATGCTCTTACCATAGCCACATTGCATGGTATGGGTACAACGCCTGAACAATTTCGAGATAATGTAAAGCAAGACGTGACTGAAGATGCGATGAAGCAAGGCGAAGCGATTATGCGTAGAAATCCAAAAGTGCAAATGCCTGATTCGCATTTTAAATTGCAAGGTGCTCAAGAGCAACAAATGATGGACGATTTAGAACTTCAAATTCCTGAATTTAAATTTAATGAACAACAAGCCAAAACAGCAGGTGGATTGCGAGAAATGGAACGTAATCAAGCAGTAGAACGAGCACGTAACGCATACAAAAAAACATACAAAGACCACGTTATGCAAGCCTTTGACAAGCACAAAGCCTTCATGCAAAGTCTTGGTAACCAACCAATGAGTGCTCAAGAGTTTATGCAACATCCAAAAGTGCCTTCCTTTACTGATTATTACAAGCAAGTACAAGAAGGCACAGCACCCGGTTCGGAATACGCCGACGAACATCCGTTTGCATTGACGCACCCTGATGAGTTTACGGAGCAACTAAACCAATCAAGAGAGAACAATCCCTATGGACAATTTTTTGCTGATTACGATGAAATGCGTCACATGACACCATTCATCCCCGTCATCACAGGCGAGCCAATGGACTTGGCAATGGACACCTTGCTTAAGTTCCAAAGTGCCGCACAGCGTCGTATTTACAATCAAATACCATTTGCCGAAGAAGTGGGAAGTATAGATGATGTTGTTGCAATGCGAAATATACCAGTGCGTCGTTTGGAAAGTGGTGGTATGCCGTCATTTAACATGCCAGTGCCACTTCGTGGTAATCGACCCGGTGACCCATTACAATTTGAACGTGACATTCATGCAAAAGGCGGTGCAACTATACCCGGTTTTACACCCGATTATGAAATACCTGATGACCCTCGTAAAGAAATTCAAGGGACATTTGTATATCCATTAGATGTTTCATCATTAGCACCTGAACGATTCACATCAAGTGGTAATCCTGATTTTTTATCAACAGGTTATCCTGATATGAATAGAGGTATAGGTGATACTGTTACATTGGGCATACTTGAAAAACCTGAATGGCGTGCAGGTCAAGCACATGGAAGAAGCCAACCTGAAGGGTATCAACCATTTGGTTTTGACAAAGATGCATTTGTGCGTTTAGATGGTGGCTTAGGTGTAAGCGCAGTTGGTCCTCGTGAAGAGTGGAGCGCATTAGCCCGACGACTTTCACCTGCATTTGCAGAACCAAAAATTGGTGATGAAGCACTCCATCTGTATGACTACCCCGCACTTTACAGAACATTATCAAAACTTCCTGTTACCACAACTGCAAGTAATCGTAACCCTTTGACTGGATATAAACCTACAAACATAGATTTTCTTCTTGACCGCATGGGCGGTGCAAGGGTGGTGACTGGTGAACCAATGGACTTGGCAATAGATGCGTTGCTTAAGCGTGACAAGATATATGACCCCAATGCTGAAAACAAAGGTCAAGAAGGAGTTGACTGGCATCCCGGTGAAGAAGGAGTTGATTGGGATTCAGCAGTTTCATCATCACTTCATCCGAGTCATGATTTAACACAAAGGCATCCTTTTGACTATGATATGCACGAGTACGACCATCATGCTCAAAAATTACTCAACCTTATGCGAAACCGTGATGTTGCACACCTTCAAAATAATGAAAATCCAATGACCGAAGATGAGCAATTTGATTTAATGGATGCACAACAAAAATTACAGGCTTCTATTCCTAAAAATACACATTTTCCAAGTATTCAAAATGCCGTTGGATATGATAAAGACGGAAACAAGATAAGCACATTTGGTGACGGAAGACCAAAGTTTAACGAAGGTTCTCCACGCTATCAAGAACTAATTGGTGATAGACCAACAGTTCCTATTCACACAGAAGGTTCTTTTTACGGAGTTCCATTCAATGAGAAAACAGGCTTTACCCGTAGCGAACCAATGGCATTAGCAATAGACGCATTGCTCAAAGACCTGTCACCTGAAGCCAAGCGTCACAAGTTGGAGTACGACAAGAAGTACGAGTCCAGTCCTGAACGAGTCAAGTATCGAGAGGAGTTGAACCGTGAGCGACGGCGACGTGGTATCTACGGCAGTGGCGACCACATGGACGTGTCGCATACAGAAGGTGGCAAACTAACACTGGAATCTGAACACGACAATCGAGCAAGGCATTTTAAGGACAAAGGGACACTACGACCCAGTGATTGATATGACACCAATGCAAGAGGCTTGGTTGTTGTTGAAGATGCCTATTGTTGATAATTCTATACAACAAACAAGTGATAATCGTTTTGAAGCACAATTTCGTGACCCAAAAACAAACAAAATTTATCCTATGATTGCAGAAGAAAACCCAAAATACGGAGTAATGAATGTAGGTATTTATCCATCACAGCCGACAATTTTAGGCACTCCTACGGCTCTTGATGCAATGGATTTAACAGATGATGACATAAATGATGATGTAATAGATTCACTCGGTCTTGGATTATCCAATGCTGAATTAAGTGTAGCCGACCGTTATGGCGATGGGCATGATTCAGACAACTATTGGGAATCAAATATGACGTGGACGCATCCTCTACACAGAAGACGTGGATATGCTACAGCGTTGTATGATTTAATAAATCAAATCAGTCCTCATCAAATAAGACCAAGTGATAATCAATCTGATGAAGGAAAATTGTTTTGGTCTAAAAAGAGGTGAAAACAATGACACGATGTAAGATGCTTGACGAATGGTTTGACGACGAATCAAAGCGTATTGATTCTATAGAAGCGAAGACTGGGATTGAATTTGTAACTGGAAAGCCAAAGTCAAAAAAGTCACTTTGGTCACGTTGGTCAAAGTTATGGTCATTCAAATGAGTACTACTCTTAATTATTATATAATTGTAGTACCTATGAATAAATGACTATTGTATTGGTCAATTTAATGACTATACCTGTGAATAAAGTGAATAAAGCGGTAAAGTGACCATAGCGAAACGTTTATGTTGCCCATTAATTTGACCAACAGTGAGAACGATGCAGGGCAGTACTGAAAATTCGGACGCTGAAATACGACTGATGGGACTTATTTTGTCGCAATCCGCACTGGTTGGATTAGCAATTGGTATCTTTGACAAGGACATTTGGCTTAACCACGACGACCCAATGGTAAACGGTTTTACCTACGCAATGGCTGCATTTTTTGTACAAGGTATTGCATATTATTTCTTCAAGATGTTCTTTGAACAGAACATGCAAGAGCGTGTACGTATACAACAATCCGAGCGACAACGCCAAACTCGATACCGTTCATTGCAAACCAACTTCGATAACCGTCGTGCCGACATGGAGTTGCGTATGCAAGAAGCGCAACTTGAACGTGAACTGCGATGGATGGAAGAAAACCCCGGTAAGATGCCTCCATCATGGGGCGTACAAGGTGGCTCCCCTTCATTGGTAAGCCAGTACGATGAAAATCAACTCAATGTATATCCTCCAAAACACGAGGCTATTGTAGATAAACCAATTAACTTGGGTATCAAAGAGGAAGAAAAGAAAGAGTGAGGTGAACCCGCATGGGTCGCATATTCAAAACGCCAAGTGATGACAGCACCGAAGCCACACTTCGTGCCATGCATACGCAAAACACACTTGACAATTATTACGAAAAAGGTTGGGGATGGCTTCGTACCTTACTGTTTACTTTATTTGCTATTTTAGCAACAAGCCTGTGGGAAAAACAAACAGATGCATCGGTATGGGACAACACCGTAAACTGGTTTGTAGGTAAAGTTGAAGACTTTGGTAACTGGGTTTTGGGGCTGTTCTAATGGTAGACCCCGCAGGTTCAGCATTGGTCGGTGTCATGGTATGGGGTCAAGCCCTATACAACTCATGGCGACCACGACGTGTTGGAATCTATGGTGCTGGTATGGTTGGAAAGACAACGCTTGACCGTTTTATGACAACGCCCGGCGAAATGGAAGACATATCTGAAGAAGAACGAACTATGCATCGTAAAATGCTTGGTAAGTACAAAATGCCAAAACCAACACGTAAGCGTGTAAGTTGGAAAGGACACAAGCGGGTTGTGTACTCTTCCGATGTAGGTGGACAGGAGCGTTTTTGGAATCTTTGGATTGATGATATGGTTAATCGACAAGTTGAAGCGGTAGTTTACATGTTTGATGACCGAGCATTCAAAGGTGGTAATGACGCATTGCAACAAATTGCAGGTTTCAAATTCCTTGTTGATGCCATTCTTAATCGACAATACCGTTATCGTAACTGGAAAGCCCGACGTAAAGGTAAGAAGTACATGCCTAAACTGATTATGTTGGTTGCAAACAAGGCTGACCGCTTTTTCGATGACACTGCCGCAATGTTATGGCAACAAGACCGTATAGGTGAACACAAGATATTCGACCCATTTCGAGATGATTTAATACGACTGCAACGTGGAGGTATACCTACACGACGGTCGTTTATGGCTACAAGAATAGGGTGGAACGTTGAAAACACAATGGTCGATTTATTGACAGCATAGGTGAGAGCATGACAAAAACAAACATTACGTCTGTAGGAAACAAAACACAAAGTCTACGTACGGTTATTCCGTTGTGGATTGTAAAAGTCTTGAAACTGTCAAAGGGTGACAAGATTGAATGGGATGTTGATGTACACAACAGTACGATTGAAATTAAGAAGGTGAAAGAATGAGAATGGTGTTCGATAACAACACAGGAATGCAACGATTGGGTAGTTCAAATGAAGCACACTTGTATGCACTTAGCCAACAGGGTAATGAATCGTTGAATTATGCTACACTTATGGAGCAAGCCACTGCACAATCGGCTATGCAACAAATTGCATCGGAGCAAAACCTTGAAGTTCCAAAAGTCAATTTTTATCCATCACGTCATCCTGACCCACACAAAGCACGACGCAAAGATATTCGTCAAGCACGTAAGTTACTTTCACCAGCAAAACGTGCATGGTTCAATCCTATGCGATGGTTGTTTGGACAAAAGTACCGATACGACCGTCAAGCCAGTATGTGTGTTGTTGATGGATGCGACTGTGCGAAACTGATTCAACACGACAATTTGTACGCAAAAATTACTGATGAAGAAACAGGATATTCATTATGGCAATTGTATTGGCAAAATCCTGTTACAAAAGAAGCCGAAGCGTTTGTTGCAAAAGAAAAAGTCATGAATGGACGTAAAATGAAAGGTACATACTGTCCTGAACATTTGCATTTGTATCATCTTCTCAACAGATGGGAAGCCGAAGAAGACAAGTTACGTGAAGCAAATCCACGTCGTCTACGTGACCGTGTAAAGAAAGGCGTGTCGATGGTGACTGTACCTGTTGCTACCATTAAGAAAAAAGACCCAACGCCTGAATTTTTGCAAAAGTACGAAGAGTTTTTTGCTATGCTTGAAAAAGACAGCAAAAGCACAAAAGGTATTTCAATTCTTAATTATGAAAATCCCGTTACTGGAATGAATGATGTAACAATGATTGTGTTTGACTTGCGAATTTTTCAACAAGAGTTGGCTATGATGAACCAACCAACCCCTGCTTTTCAAACAATTCTGAATCAACAGGTGCAACAAAACACTCTTGAAGAAGTACAACTTGGGGGAGAGTGAGTCTGATGTTAAATCTTAATCAAAACACCAATGCCAACGGTGCGCTTAATCTTGGTGTAAACAGTGCTCAACCCGCTATGCAGACACAAAATCCATTTCTAAATCAGCAAGCACAAATGGGAGCACAGGGTGCGTTTATGACAGGTATGTTAGGCGACAATGCACAATACATGAATCAACCTGTTATGCCTCCATCGGAAATTGAAATTCAAATTATGTTGTTGCGTGGTATTGTACCTGTAGACCGATTTGTAGCAAGTGAATCTATGGCAACAATGGTACAAATGTTCAACGACCTTATGACGTTTAGTGTGCTTGAAGTATTCAAAAATGCAACCTTTATTCCTGATGATGATGGTAATCTCAAAATGGACATTACATCATTGCCTTCTCATTTGCAAACTATGAGTTCAGATAACATTGCATCCAAGTTTACGGCTCTCCAAAGTACGGCCAATCAAAACATACAGACTGCTGAACAACAGCAAATGCAGTTGAATCAAATGGCACAACAATCTATGATGGGTGGAGCATTAAATGCGGCATTGCAAAATGAAGGCATGATGCAAAAAGTAGGTGGCGGTGTAGGTACATTCGCTCGTACACTCTTTACAGGACGATGATACTATGCAAGATAAGAATTACTTACCATACGGATTTTCAACCTCTTCGCTTAATGTCATGAACCCACCACGCAGTGTTATTATTGACATGATTATGGTGCAGTTCATTTCAATCATTTTAACAATGATTGCTATTATGCTGTTTAAGGGTAATGAGTTGTCATCTACAACGTTGTCATACTTCCTTGTTGCTCTTTTCGGTAGTGTCTTGATGGTCACTGGAATCTATTCGAGAATCACTCGATAGTGTCCACTTACGCAAAGGGCATGTAGAATTTTTCAATTTTAATTTTGTCTTAAGATAGCAACCACAGGCTGTGCATCGAGTACCAAAGTGTGGGCAAGGGCGACATATGCGAAGTCGATGCAGTATTGTATCATCATCAGCGTAGTCTTTTCTTGATATGTCCTTCATGGCTTGCTTGATGCTTCTAAACGAATCGGTTGAGATTGGAACTCCAGCGATTCGTTTGTTCTTCCACATAGTCCTCTCCAAAGATACAATCACCATAATTGTTTTCAAAGGGTATGCCTTAAGACAGTCATGGCGGATGAGCGTGTTGTTAAACGTTCATGCGCTTTTTGCATGGATGAAGACCGTGAAGAGTTGGAAGAACAACTGCTTCAAGGCTACATTTCACCGAAGCAATTGGATAAGGATAAAGGGTGGAGGTCGAACACATCCGACCGTCATTATCGCAACCACATGGGTGAATATCACATAGCCGCAAATGCATCTTGTGCTGTATGTACATCACCCCATCGAGCCGACTACGAAAGTATTTATTTTGCTGACGGCTCACAAAGTGAAGTTATTGCACAAGAATTGGGAATCAGTGAGAACTTAGTTTACCAACACATGAAACATCATTTCCAACCACTGGTGCAAAAAACTGCGGCTCTTGAAATAGCGTCGTTTGCTGTCGGTAATGAATTGAACCTACTACGTAGCAATGCTGAACATTTGAATTTAAAACTAACAGAACTGTTGAACGAAGGCACTGTTCACGAAGATGGATTTGTTCGTGATGCGGTTTCTTTGCATAAGGAAGTAAGAGAAACTGTCAAAGACTTGATGCGTTTCCAAGACCAATGGGGTCCACAAGGTGAAACACAGCAAGTCAATCAAACATTCAATATTTTGCAGGTTGAATTAAACAAGGAAAGTCCTGAAACGTGGGCAAGAATCAAAGCACAATTGCAAGAAAACATGGGGGTTGAATAATGCCAATGATGGGAAGAGGTTCTGATACCCGAATGTATGCACCACGTAGTGAATCGGAAACGATGTATTCTTCGGCCAATGAAGACGGTGGAAAATACAGTGGTAACACCGCCGAAGAAAAAGAAAAGAAAGAAGAAAACCGCAAGTTGCGAGCCGAAGAACGCAAGCAACGACGTGATAAAATAAAACACATTAAGATTCGTTCAACTCAAGGATTGAAGGGTGAAGAGTCACCTGTTCCTGAAGATGATAGCAACAAGCAAGATGACGAGCGTGAGATTAGCCTACAAGGTGGTCCTGCTGGAAGTCGTGGTAATCTTCTCGACCTTGCAACAGGTGCAAAGTCTGGTACAGGTTCAGCAATGACTGGACCGTTGCCAATTGCAATGAGTGAGCCAATGGATGGTGCTTGGAGTAGTTTGTTGAAATATAATGAGAAATATAATGATGACCCTTCTTTACCTCATAATCAACCACCATATCCTGTTTCAATGAACACAGTCAAAAGACCTTGCGACAAATGTGGTAATTTAGCAAATATCACTTATTATGGGAATAATCCTGATTACTTTGAATCTTACTGTCATTTTTGCAGAACGGGAAAAACGCCTCCAACACAAGAAGATTTTGACAGATTAAAAGAAAATATACAGGCAAGTGAGCCGATGAAGGGTGCTTGGAGTTCGCTACTCAAGGCTGTGCTTGGTGACCAAAGAGGCGCTGTGTTTAACCCTCGATTTAGAACAAGTGAATCACCAAGTCAAAAAAACATAGCGGAAGGTCAAGCACATGGAATGGTTGGCACACGACGTGCGGCTGGAGAACCAGCAGAACGTCGTAGAAAACAATTAGCAATGGGTCAAAAAAGATTGGACGCAGGTATTGATAAAAGATTGATGTACAGTAACCCTGACTATTACGACTACTTAGTGGCTCGTACTCAACTCCCTCCTTCACAACAGCAAGAATTACCTTACCCTGCTGTGGAAAGAAGAAATATTGAACGATTAGGAGGAGGAAATTTCGGTGGTGGGCGACGTAATTCAATTGCACAACGTGCAGGGTTTGATACAAGTCCCGCACAACTGCATAATTTGCAACGTCTTTCTACAACAATGATACCTCAAAAGTTTATGATGCGAGATGACGCAGTTGATTATTCAGGTTTAACCCCATCACCAATTCCAAACATGGTTTATGATTCAAATATGAACCTTATTCCTGACCCTCGTCTTGAACAAAAATCCAGTGACTTTGTATTGGTGTCTGATATTCTTAAGCGTGATACACCGAATAAAATTCAATCACGTCGTCGCCGTGAAAAGCGACAACAGTTCCGTCCATCTACAGGTCAATTCAAGCGACCACCCGGTGGTATGAACCCTGTCGGTGCAACCATGCGTCGATTCCGAGCACGTATGCGTGGTATCAAGGGGGGTAAGAAAACAGGATTGATGAAGCCACACTTGTCTGTTGAGATGAGCCACCGTGGTATCGCTACTAAGCAACCCATGTCAAAAGACCCACAGAAGTATCGACAATACATGGGTCAATCCGAGGCTCGTAAAATACTTGGTAATGTACGTTCAACATTTTCACCGCACGCTCGATACGGTGAACGTTCCGTTACAGCAGGTCCAACAGGTGCAGGTCGTCTTGGTGGATTGATGCCCGGACAATCAGGACAAATGCGACGACCTTCGCTCAAACAAATCGGAGTGCGTCGTCCACGACTACGACGACCCCGTAATCCTGTCATGGCTCCCGCACCACCAATGGGTGTACCAAGTCCACCTATGCAAGCACCATCAAGTATCTCATCGCTACCCCAAGCATCGACTCCAATGATGATGAGTGAGGAGCGTGCAGAAAGTGATTTACTTAAAGGGCGTAATAAAAATCTTCGTTATCACAAAATCAACCTTCTTCGTCGTTTGATAGCAGCACAAGAACGTGCTGGAAAACTCGGTAAGTCAATGCAAGGCACACGTTCAGCAATGGAAAATGGACACGTACCAAGTCACCCTGCGGGTGTACACCAGCATGAAGATGAAGATGAGAAAAATGATGGACCTACGCAGAATCTTGAAACAAATTCAAGTCGTTTAGGTCTTGACCCTGCTGGATATTTGACTTCAAAGCGGGGGCATATGGGATGATTCGTATTCAGCCTCCACGTTTGCTCAAAGCATGGAGTATGATGCTTCACCCACCCGAAGGACCAGTCAATGTTCGCAATCCACCTGCCCCAACATTTCGTCCACCGCATGAGCCTGATATTCCCGCTTTTGCACACAACGGTCGTGGAGATGTTATTGAAGGTGAGTTTGATTCAAGTTCAGGCCCGTTAGCGTATAAAACACAACACGGTAATTTTTATCATGGAATTGACGCTTTAGCAATGCAACTCGCTGATTTTTTGAATAAGACAGGTAAAGGTGACATAGACCCTATTGCGGTGATTAACAAGGCTATTGATAATTTTAATCGCTCTCACACACATGGACATCACCATGAATTACCACCGTTTGACAACTTAGCATGGCGAAAGATACGAGCAAATCAACTACCTGCTGGTACAACATCAAAAGACGAGGAAGGAAAAGAAATTACTGACCGTCAAAGTCGTACACACAACAATACGCTGATTACAACACTTACCAACAAAAATCCAGACCAAACACCACATGGTCGATTTATTGAATCGTATTACATTCCATTTCATCAAAATCTATTTCATTTACTACAGGACATGGGTTATGAAGACCGTCAAATCAAAGGTTCTCTCAAATCAGGTGTAACCTATCCTTATGTTTATGCAAGACATACTGCACCGCAGGGTTGGGCGTATTCAAGCAAAGGAGAGCACCCTGATACGTACACCAGTGAAATGATGGCAAATGCCCCTGAAGGGTATTTTCCTGAACAGCAAAGTGTACACACATGGGAAACAGTGCATCACTTACCTGACATTTTCTTTTATCCATCAAAAAAGAATGAACATAAAGATATTATGAGTGGGGGTGAAGCACCGACAAAACTTGTATCGGCGGCTCACGCTATGATTGACCAAGCATTAGAGCAGGGTGGTATCGAGTCCATTCCTGATGTACCAGTTACACTCAACACAGGTACACTTGGCTCTCCAAACATGATTCAACGAGGACTCCGTGAAATTCTTGGTAACAACGACCTCAAAGAAGCACTTGTCAAAGACATGGCACATGTACCTGCTATGATGTATTTGTTTGGACGCAGTTTTCAAGGTAGTTTCAAAAAATTGTATAACTACATGATGGAAAAATATGGTGCGCCCGAAGACGTACTTTCAGCCGAAGAACATGGCAAGTACTTCAGGGCAGGGGAAAAGGGCGGTCAAGGTTTGCACAAAAATGCAAAACGTGTCATGTCGGTTGCACGTTCTTCGGGTCAAGGAGAAAATGAAAATCGTAGTAAGTTTGGTGAACATCAAATTACATCCGATGAAATTGAAGTTATGGGGCTACCGTACAGCGAACAGCGACTTGGACAAGTAGACCGATTCCGTAATGTTATCGAAGCATTAGCCAACCACCAAGCCGAATCACGAGGCCACACTGTGCAAATGGGTATCGGTGAAATTCCAACAGACCCAATGCGAATGCAAAACATACACGGTTATCCTATTCGTGACCCTGAAACTGGTGAGTTTCCTGCACCGATATTGGATGAACACATGGAAGCGTATTTTCACACTATTGATGATTTTGCGCCAAACAAAGAAGGAATGTCCCAGCCGGAAGGTGTACCTCCCGTTGAACAGGCAAGAACACCTCCGCCTGTTCCAACACCACAGCAAATTCGTCCTGATGTTCAACCGGCTGGGACACCTACTCCTGAATTTCAGCAATTACGACCCGGTATTGCTGACTTCACACCAGCGCAATTCCGTGAAATGTTGCAAATAGCAGGGGCGACCCGACCGCAACCAATTAGCGATGCTCCTTTGACCGAATTAGAGGCAAGGTCACAGCAAGCCTTATCAGACCCACGCCAACGTCTGCTAACTGATTATATGAAGGCCGAAGACATGCACCTTCCACTTATGGATAGACTCATGAAGGCTCTTGAACGAATGCAATACAAAGAAGCAAGCCTTGATGGTGACGTTTCTACACACATTACCCCCTCACTACAATCACCTGTAAATCTTGCAAAATACACAGGATTGACCAGTAGTGAAGTTACGGCCATACAACACACAATGGGCGACTGGCATAACATTGCAAAGTCATACAATGTCAAGCCTCAAGTTGTAAAAATCATAAAGATGAATTTAAGGTGAAAGTATGTCAAATAAACCAATTTTAGTGCTGAAACAAGGTACTGGTGCGACGTTGTTTCAGCAAATAGGAGAAGGTAAAACTCCTTCGGTAAAGGATTTATTTGGGGTTTTAGGCTCAAGAAAAAAAATAGGTGTGCTTCCAAGACTTGGTGCTCTTGCTGGATTAGCAGGTAAAACTGCCGCCGCAGGTGCTACTGCTTTACAAACGGCTCATCAATTACAAAGTGGTAATCTTGCCGCCCCATTGGGAATGGGATATACGTACGCAGGGTATGACCCTACGAGTGCTTTATCAGGAATAACTGATATGGCAAATAGAAATGTAAAGAGAAATGAAGGACAACAGGCACGTCCAAGTGGACCTGTTAATGTAAGACACGTTCCAAAAGCACACCAACCCCAAGCACCTTCATTTGTAACAGGGCAACAACCTGCACAGCAACCTGCACAGCAACCTGCACAGCAACCTGCACAACAGCAAACAACACCATTTAACCCCGATATACTGACACAACCACAATTTAATGTTCCCGGTCAAGCCACACAACAGGCTGGTCATAGCCCAGAAACCGTTGGAAATGCATTTAAACAACAAATAGGAACTCAAAACGTAGGACAGACTGGACCGTATGCAGCACCAATGCCATCTACTGTTCCTCCTACGAATGTTCAACAAGCGGGAAATGCATTTGCTAATCAAATACAGTCACAAACAACACAGCAAACACTACCAATGCAACAGCAACCAATGCAACAGCCAATGCAACAAAGTCAATTTAATCCACAACAACCGCTTGACGCAACTATGTTTCAATCATCCAACGATTTTATACACGATTTGTTTGACACAATGGGTTCATACTTGTACAAGATGACACCTCATGAAGTAGGTACTTTTGCAGTTGATGCCTATTTTAAATTGCGAGAGTGAGTAAATGAGCGAAGACATTCAAGCCTTCATTGATGAAATGGATGCGAAGATGTCGGCAAAGTCATTTCAATACTTTTTTGAAAACATACTCGGATTTGATTACTCACATCATCACGAATGTTGGGATAAGGGATTGGAAGAAAACCGATACTACTGTGTCAAAGCAAGTCGTGACCACGGTAAGTCTGTTTTCTTTATGTCGTACGCTCTATGGATAGCGGCATTTCGACCCGGAACGCACATTATGATTTTTTCACACTCACTTGAACAGACACTTGAGCACATGCGATTTATTCGCAACAACATTGAGTCAACATCTATTCTACGTGGTTTAATTCCACAAGGCCGACCATGGAGAAAGACATACTTTGAGTTTTCAAATGGAAGCCGTATGATGGCAAAGTCGGTCGGTGGAGGTACTCGTGGTTTCCACCCCGATGTGGTTGTATGTGACGATATTCTATGGGGTACTACGGGTACTGAATTGCAACGTGCGGCTGATTGGTTTTACGGTGTTTTGCTTCCTGTACTGCACCACACTGGGCGCATGATGATTGTCGGTACGCCGTTTTCGTACAATGACTTGTATGCTGAACTTGAAGAAAGAGATGCTTTCACTGTTGAAACATACCCTGCTATCAATAACGAAGGAGTAGCATTGTGGCCTGAACGATGGAATCTTGAGGCACTTGAACACAGAAGACTTTCTATGCCGGCTATTCAGTTTTCTCGTGAGTATCTTTGTGAACCAATTCACGATGTTGCGAGTATGTTTCCTAACGACATATTGGAGAAGGCTCGTGACAAAGACTTGGTTCTGCTCGACAGGGCTGAAACTGATTACAATGAAGAAGGTGAGCCTGTGGGAATCTTTGGACAACACTTCATCGGATGGGACACAGCAATTGCATCGGACAAGAACGCTGACTTTACAGCAATGATGGTGCTTCGTACACCTCCTAATGAGAATGTTAAGCAAATCGTAGGCATTGTACACGAGAAGGGATTGGGTGGTGCGGCTCAAAAGAAACATATTCTGTTGCTCAACAATCGCTTCAAGCCTGATTTGATTGAACTTGAAGGTAACAACTTTCAGCGTATGTTTGCGGCTGAACTCAAGGACATGCGTGACGACATTCCTATCAAGACATTTATGACAACTCGACAGCGCAAAGAAAGCATGTTCATGTCGTTGTTGATGGCATTTGAACAAGGACAAATTCGCACACCGTATGGTGATGAGCGCAGTCGTACTTTCACACATAAACTTGAACAAGAACTCAATCGCTTCGGTATGCAAAAGAACGGTAAGTTGGAATCTGTTGGTACGCACGATGACTTGGCTATGGCATTAGCATTAGCCAACTGGGGTACGAAAGAGTTCCGTGGCACAGTTGTCTTACTTGACGACTGGATGCCCGGATTTGGCGACTGGCTTGACAACACTGTGGGTGGTAAAAACACAGGTGGGTGGATGATACCATGAGCGTTAAAATTGGAAGTCATCATTTTATTTTTTGCGGTGTATGCTACCTTGAAGGAAAAAGACCGTATGGATTTTGCGAATCATGTTGGATAAAAAATGAAAAACCTTTAGGGATGAATGGAGAAAAATGGCAAACAGTAGGTGGTGCATTAAATGAGTTGTAATTGTGAGCACTGTATAGGAATGACATCAGCATGGGACATGCTTGAAAAAAAATTGTGTCCTGAAGGAAAAGCGGCAGCGAAACGTAAATTCAAAGTTTATCCATCAGCGTATGCTAATGGGTGGGCTGTGCAGTACTGCCGTGGTAAGTTCCGTAAGAAAAAGGGGAAGAAAAAATGAAACTCAAAAAGGATAAATGTTGTTGCGGTGGCACAAAAGAAACTCCTTGCGTTTGTATGATTGAGGGTAACCAATGTTCCGCTACATCGCCAAAATGTCCATGTTACGCATTGCTTGACAAGCAACGTAGTATCAAAAAAATGGTTGCAGTGTGGTGATTCATTGGGTGACCGTTGTACTTGTTACGATACTCTTGTTATCAAGAACTTGAACCGTTGGTTCAAGGAAAAGTGGGTAGACGTTTCACGTAAGAAAAAAGATGGTACACATCCTCCATGTGGTCGTAGTAAAGCCAATAAATCGAGCAAAGGTTATCCAAAGTGTCGCCCAAGCGTCAAAGTATCGAGTAAAACTCCAAAGACCAGTGGTTCAATGAGTGAAGGTCAAAAGCGTTCGGCTACAAAACGCAAGCGAGCCAAAAAGCAGGGTGTTGGTGGTAAACCAACAATTGTCAAAATGCCAATTGTTGATACTAATGTACCCGGTCTTCGTATGGCGTACAACTTTGACAACAGTGAACCAGTTATTGGTAATCAACCATATGCTTGGGGTAAGGATGATAAAATCACTCAAATGACACCAAATGAGTATTTCGATATTTTACAGCGAGAAGCCGATGAGTTTGATTTACCGCCTGTACTAAGCAATGATGCTAAGTTTCGATGGGACGGTAGGCAATTTAACGAGCATGGTGGAAGTCGTGAAAATACTGCTCGTATTATTCAAGGAATTAAAGCGGGTATGCCAATTGGTATGCCTGAACTTGGATTTGAAAACGATAAATTTAGCGGATTTCAAGAGGGTGGACATCGAATGGAAGCCCTTCGACAAATAGGACACGGTGATACATCTGTACCCGTATTTAGGCACAATAAAATGGTGAAAGCAATGAAAGATGAAAAGAAAGACATGAAAGGTAAGAAAGGCATGGTAATGGTAATTGCCATTGGTGCTAAACCAAAGAAAGTCGGTGTAAAGAAGAAAAAGGACTAAATGATTGGTCAATGGAGAGGTCAATATGTGGGGTAGTGCATTTGTGGGCGATACCTATGATGTGCCTATTCATTTTTCTGATGAGTTCTCCAACATGGTCGTCAAAGCCTTATCTCAACACCCACATTTTTCATATGAAAATTTACCAGTCGAAGTTTCTTCTACTTTAATGATTAAAGAAGATTTAAAGAAATACTCGTTTGCAAAAAACGGTGATGGGTGGCTTGAATCGACATGGGGTAAAAGTGCAAACGATATTATTCGTGAGTGCCGTAAAGCCCGTCGTAACGATAAAGCCAACAAGCACCTGTATGATTCGATTATCACCGACGTGCGTATGCTCAAAGCAATGGAAGTTGAAGCAACCATCAAACAATTGACTTGGGCTGACGGACTTGATGAAGTTATCAAAAGTTTAGGACTTAATGATAAGTTGCTAAAATCACTGCGAAAGTTTGGCGAAAGTCGTTCTGTGAGCCTACAAAAAGCGTGCCAACAATTTTTGAAAGCCAATACAGTTTTGAATTTACTTAATGATAAAGTGGACTGGACACCCGAAGACCAAGAAGAATGGGTCAATGCTCACCAGTTGCAAAAAGATGCAAAGAAAATGTGGCGTAACGTACTCAAGCAAACAGATAATTTACCACACGTTGATGTTCAAGCACTTGAGTTTGCATCCGATGTTTTGGAAAAAGAAGGTCCATTATCGAGTCGTGAACTTGTACGGCGAGGTGTAGGTCATCTTGAAAAAAACATGACCGTCAATAAAATGGCATCTTTGCTTAAATTATATGGTGAAGAATACGATGTTTACAAAGCCACGTCACGAAGTACGTACCTCAAGTTTGGTTCTCATGGATTGATTATCAAGGATATATGGGGCTACATGGCAGGTTCTCTTGATTCTGATGGTAGCATCTTTATTTCAGAACGTGGTGACCCTCGTGTAACATTTGTTGCCAGTGGAAACATGGGTAAGCAATTGTGTGAAGATTTGCAAAAGGCTGTTGGGTGTGGTCGATTAGTAACTGACCAAAAAGTTGCAAAGAACACACAAAAATCAATTCATCGGCTTATTTTTTCAGCCAAAGATGACATTCGGCACGTACTAAAACACTCTATGCCTCACATGCGTTTGAAAGACTTGCAAGCCAAAGCAATGCTCGCATACGTTGATGAAAAGGATAAACTGCGTAAGAATGAGTTGTATCAATTGGTGACATTTACCAATTGGAAAGACCATCAAACCAAATCCGAATCGTTATTAAACAAATGGGGAGTAGACGCTGATACCATAGGTGGCTATGCGGAGGGATTGTGATGGCGGAAGAACAAGGACGAATCTCACGATTCCTATCGGCTATCGGAAGTCCATTCCGTCGTCGTGAGAGTCCCACACCAACTATGCCGCTTTGGTCAAGCGGTATTCAAGAACCTGTCATGGCGCAGGGTATTACGCTCCCTGCACTGTTTGCAGTAAGTAATGAATCACTTATTCTCCGTACTGTACTTTCAAAACTACGTCAAGAAATGTTTCGACGTGGGTACTACTGGGAGAAGCGTTTTACTGTTAAATGCACAACGTGTGATGAAGAATATCAACAAGAGATGGAAACATGCAAAGAATGTGGCGGTGCTGTACGCAAACCTGACATTGATGAATTAACATATCCGAAGTGGTTGTTTAAGCAAGAAAACAGCATGGAACAATCCTTCCACCATCTTCTTCACGAAGTCGAAAATGACCTCAACATTATTGATGATGCATTTTTGATTTTAGTAAAAGAGTATTTTATTGACCCTGAAACCAAAGAAGTACAATTTTATCGAGTCAAAGAAATGGTACGTGGTGACCCTATTTTCATGCGTATTGTTGCTGATAAGCGTGGTGTACGTGGTGGACGATACAAAACCTGTTTGATACACCGTGACCAAGTTAAAACCCATGCTGAAAATGATACGTGTGAGATATGTGGTTCCGACTTACATGATGTCCATTACGTCAATATGGCGGGTAGCGGTAAGACCCAGTACTTTGTTGAAGGAGAAGTACTGCATGTTTCAAAATACAATCCATCAAAATTGTACGGTCGCTCTCCTGTCAATACAATGTGGCGACAAGCCATGACATTGACGGCAATGGACAACTACATTTACACGGCATATCAAAAACGCCGTATTCCAAAGGGTGTCATATCTGTTACAACAGACAACCTTGAATCTATGAAGGCGTTTTGGAAGGCCACTGATGAGAAATTGGAACGTGACCCACACTACATTCCTCGTGTTGGTATCGAGTCACAATCAGGTCGTGGTGGTGTTAATTGGATTAAATTCATGGACACGCTTGAAGAAATGCAGTATATCGCTGTACGTGACGAAATACGTAATCGTATAGCGGCTTTCTATGGTGTATCATCAATCTTTATGGTTGATAACGGTAAGTCGGGTGGTCTAAACAACGAAGGTTTGCAAATTCTTGTCACTAATCGTGCTGTTGAGTTTGGTCAAAAAGTGTACACAGAAGTATTGTTCCCACGTCTACTTCGTCAAATGAACATTCATGATTGGAAACTCACACTTTATCCAAACGAAGAAGAAGATGAAATTACACGTCTACGACGAGATGAACAAGAACTCAACGTCGCACAACGCATGGCACAACTTGGATTCCAACCTGAACTTTTGGAAGACCCATCAAACCGTGATGTACGATTTGTGTATCGTAAACCACCTCCACCTCCAGCACCCGGCGGTGCGCCTCCACCCGGCGGTGCGCCTCCACCCGGTGGAGGTATGCCACCACAGATGATGGGTGGTCGAGGTATGCCACCAATGCCACCCGGTGGAGGTATGCCACCACAGATGATGGGTGGAATGCCACCGCAAATGATGGGCGGAATGCCACCACAATCACGACAACTCCCACCCGGTATTGCACCGCCACTTCAACCCGGTAGTGAAGGAAGAGGTATACGTAACCGTGGTCCAGTAGCACCACAACGACGTGGTACAATGGGAAGCGGTTCACCAATTTCAAGCGTTCAACAACGTGGTCCCGAACCTTCTATGATGCAAAATGTTTCAAACGCATTATTGAATGCTCGTAGACCAAGAGGGCGGTAAAACTCTTTAAACAAGTATACAATGACACTAACAAGAGGGGTTCTTATGGATTTATTAAAAATGCACCCAATGGCACGAAAAATGGAACAAGCGCAAAAAGCATTTGCAACTGCTTTAGAACAAGGTGATGGAAACCTTGCAAAACAACATTTGACAGAAGTACAAAAACTATCTGACTTTTTACTTGAAGACCTACAAACTGAAATCTTCAAGGCTGAAAATGCGGCTACAAAAACAGGTGCTCTCGACATCTATGTAAATGGAGTAGCCCCGTACACATTCCAAAAAGAAGACAACTACGTACCACTTATTGGTAACCGTCTTTCAGGAACAGTGCAAAGCCGAGTATCTCGTAGTAACTTCCGACCTGCAAGCGGAACATTTGGACGACGAGGTTGAGTTTTATGGCTGACAGCGATGCACAACAATTGATGAGTGTTCTTATTACAAAAATGGAAAACATGGATTCTGATTTGGCATTGCTTAAGCAAGAAAACGAGCGTCTTCGTGCAACCATTAACAATCCAAAAATGCTACTACGCAAGATGGGTTTAGTTTCTTCTTCTACTCCATTGTCAATGGATTTGGGTATTGACCCGCTTCGTGCTGATATGGAAAACGATTCAATTCTTAAGGGTGACCCAGTTTCATCTGTACCTCAATCTAATGAAGAGTTCCATAACATGTCATGGGAAGAAATTCATGAAATGGCACAAACAGCGAAAGAACAGGAGATGAACTAATGAAGCCCCGTCCAAGTGAAGCACCTTTACTTACAAAAGCAAGAGAAATTGAGCATCGTCTAAGTCAATTGGAAATTATCAAAGGGAAGTGCGATTGCCCCAAAGGAAAATGCGACTGTAAAGACTGCCCAAGTTGTGGTTCTAAGATGAACAAAGCGGGTGGTTGTATGAAGATGGATTGCGGTGGCAAAATGGCAAAAGCCGAACCCGGTTTTAAGGCTGAAAAAATCACAGACGTAAACCCTGCTTTCATGGCTGAATCGGGTGGACAAACCAAGAGTGGTTATTTTACCACCAACGGTAGAACCATCGAAACAGAAGACGCACCAAAGAAAAAGAAGGGTAAGGATGCAACTAACATGGAGCAACTTTCAACTCGTATGAATCCACATGCAGGTGGCGGTGTGGATAGGGAAGATGCAATGGGGGAGTCAAAGAAACTCAAAAAGGCATCAAGTAAGGCTCTTATGCGTGAAGCAAGCGAGCAAAGCCCAGTGCCAACAATTTGTCGTACATGCGGCGCAACACAACAAAGCGGTTGCAAAATGCCTGAATTGATGGGTGCTGACCTCCATGCATGTCCAGCATTCCAGCCGCTATGATGGCGGTGAAAGTATGTCGTATGACCAACTTGACATTGCAAGTGCCGATTTGCTAAAGTCGTTGGACGACAAACTTGACCTTGAGCGTAATGCGGCTGAATACATTATTGCATGGCAATCCATGCAAAAAGCACCAAGTGAAATTATCTATACATCGCTGTTTTCAATCGCTGATGCGATTATCAAAGAAAAAAAAGAAGAGGGAGAAGATAAGTTTGAGTATGAATACGATACTGGAACAGACACAGGTGCGGGGTTGCTTCTCAATACACAAGACACACAGGATGATTTGACAAACCACATTTGGGTCGATGGTTTACAACGTGGTAAGAAAAACGCTGACCACCACTCCGTGTGGCCTGTGTACCGCCCAACAGCAGGTCATCCATACAAAGAGTATCACTTTCCGTTCCACCCTGCCAATCACCCGCTTCTTCGTATGCATTCTGTAACAGGTATGCCGCACTATGTTGAAATGCTCCGAGCGCATACACTTGGTGGCTACATGGATGAAGAAAAAGAAATGGAAAAGGATTACTTAAGCGAACTTTCTAAAGAAAAACACCCGTTAATGTTTGGATTTCAGCCCGAAGGAACAGATAAAACATTCAAACTACTTGGAAGTATTTTGCAAAACGGCTCAATGCTTTCACATCAAAAAGACCTCTACCAACGTGATTTTCAACGATGGAAAAAACAAAACACAGAACGAGAAGATGAATATCTTGCGATGGGTATGACTCCAAAGGATGTTTTTCAAAAACTGCGTGAAGACCATTTTGAAGACCGAGCAAGGCAATGGGTAAGTGAAGATACAGTACTTGATGATAATTACAAAATTCATCCAACTGCATTAGGACATCACGGTTACATGCTTGGACTTGAGTGGTTGTCACCTGAAGAACGTACTGCGGTTATGAAAGGTATGCGTGAAGGTGTAGACGACAATCACTTGATTGAATTACCAAACGGTCAAAAAGTTCCATCGGCTCGTTTTACGCATAATGCGATTATGCGAAAAACACCTGAAATGAATTGGGCTGTACGAAGTCCGAGAATGTTAGGACGCAATGCTTCACTTCGATTAGAAGACAACGATACCGATTATGAAGCAAGCGAATCGGGTCGTTTCTTACAGTCGGGTGTGGCAAAAGGGGCGCATCTTCCATACGGTTCAAACGATGAGTCCATTGCTGACATTATCCTTAACGAAATCAATGAATTGTACGACGGAATGCGAGAAGATGGTGAAGATAATTACAAAACTCCAATGAAATTTTTACCACGACTCAATCTTCACAAAACGGGTGAACTTCCTGAATTGGAATGGGAACAGTTGAAAGATGCTGAACGAGCACAGTTTGGTAAAAAAACTATGGAAGTAGACCATGCGAGATTACCTATTGAAGACGTTCTGTATATGGCGGGTTTTCATCCTAAAACAAGAGAACTACTATCCATGCATCCTGTTTATGGAAAAATGGACGGACCGCTTGTACCGCTTGACTGGATTGAAAATATCGAAGAAGATGCTTCTTCGTCTATGAATTTGCATCAACAAGAAAAAAATATTCGTAAGCACTTATCGTTTTTGAAAGCCGTTCACGGTCCAGCACCGAGTGAAGACAAGCCTTCCTATTGGCGCACAAGTGAAGACGGAAGGCACACTTACGGTCTTGGTTCTTTTTGGTCAAAACCGTTTCAAGGAATAGGTGGTGCAGGTATGACATTACCTACGTACAACGAAATTATTCATGCTACTACTTCAGACGATGACAGTGTATCGTTGCTTGGTGAAATGCATGATTTTGGTAAAAGTGGTGAAAAAACCGTTATCGTACCAAATCAAAACAATGTTTCTTTGGGTGCTCACTTTATGCCTGAACATTCTCAACAACACGGTCACTACGATAAAAATGTTGAAAAATATATTTACCATAATGCGCCTAAACTCATTCAAAATGTTCTTTCACCATCAAATGTTTCACGACCATCACCAAGTGCTTCATCAAAATCAGGGTACAAAGAAGGCAAAACGACGAAGAACAATTTTACTGAACACAAATCATCGCTTTCAGCCCCGTATGAATATGCAATACGGCATATGACTGATGGTGAACGAAAAGATTTGTTTGAAAATCAACCTCACCTCAAAGCGTTCAACAGTGTACTTACAAGAAATCCATTCATACATCACGGCTCATACCGCAATTATGCGCCATATGGAAGCGATAAGCATATTGTCAATAATGCACAAGATATTCACAAACTCATTATGCAATTAGGTCGATTTAATCACTTAAACAACCCTACAGAAAAATCAGTTATATCGTTCAACGATTTCATACGAGATGCTCAACCAGTAAGTGGTGGTGAAACCACCGAAGATATGCTTGCGTATTTAGGGTGGGGTGTTCCATCACCATCGTTTGGAAAAGTCAAAGACTACTTGCAAAGTAGCGCACAACGTGAAGGGTTGCGTTTCTTAACTGAAATATCAAAAACTATTCAATCAACAAATCCGAAGGCTATCATGGAATACTTGGAAAAAGAAGATTTTGAAGATTTGTATCAACGATTGGGTTTTGCAAAAAATACAGATGCTCCTGTTAAACAACTTGTTGATAACTTCTTAGATGATGTGCTGTTTAACCTATCAAACCGTAGTCGCTCGTTTAAGCACAAGAAACCAACACTTCTTGATGCTGTTACAAGTGGTTTGAGTTTTGGTGGAGCACTCCCTGCATTTGAGCAAGAAGAAAAATTGCAAGCAGAAGTTGATGATTTGAATCAGCGTATGGTTGAGGCAGATGATATTGACAAGCCACTTATCCAACAACAACTTTCTCAAAAGGTTGCTGAATTAACCTCGCTTCAACAACAAGCCATTGAAAGCACTCAAGGTAAAATGACATCGCATTGGAAAATCGACCAACGACGTGAAGAAGACCTCAAGAAAGCACATCGTATGTTGGTAGCACAAGTTGCACCGATGATTAAAGAAAAAATGCTTGAGGCTGACCCTACCGCTTTTGACCCAAACGACCCGCAAAAATTCATTGACAACAATGCACGCATGTTCCGTGATGCACAACGATACATTACGCATGTACCGCACGATGTACACGGATTGCAAACACTTGGTTATGGTCTTTCATTTGATGATATAACGTACGACAAACCCCCTGCAAACGGTAACTTCCATCAAAACGTAGCATCGCATTTACAAGAGCATGGATTCCAAGTAGACGGTAACATGAGCGTGGAAGAAGTGCTTGAAGCACTGGCGTTACCAAAGACTCCCGAAATGAAAGAACATGCTCGTTCAATTATCGACAGGTCAAATGAAATGAACACACCATTGTTTGCTTCTACAGTCAATCAACTATTGATGCATGGTAACATAACGGATTTGCACAACAGTGACATTACACACCTTCACGATGAAAGTATACTTGGACAAGATGACAAAGACTTGAACGATGCAATGCGTTTCTCAAAGTTGGCTCAAGAAAATGGGTATCATGGTGCGCTCGATACCATTTATTCGGAAGTCAAGAAACCAAGTGCCTTCAAATCGTTCCCTCAACTACACTCATTGCCACGTCGTGTAAAGCAACTTATGGGTGGTTCATTCACAGCACTGGCTGATGCAAACGGATTAGAGATGGTTGAAAATGATGTACATGGTGCTCAACAATACAAGCGTGGTTCATCAGGAAAAGGTCTTCCTCAAATCGCCGCTACGACACGAAACAATTTGGACACGATATTGCATTACAATCCAATGGTTGAACAGGAAGGACGAATGGAACAACCCACAACTTCCATCAGTGCAAGACCCGGCATGACACAAGTGCCTGTTGGTGCGCCTAATCCTAACAATTACAGTATCTTTGATACGTTTGATGCAGGTGGACATCACGGTGGATGGCTCGCTGCGCCATCGGTTGGTGTTGATTTTACAGCCGATGGTCAAATGGTAGCAGGTACAAACGTCGAAGAGGGGCTGTATCATTCTGTACCACACGAACTTACCGATATGGTACATGGTAAAGATATCCGAGAACAGGTATGGGATAATGCCCCACCACCAAGAGAGAGCAATCTACCTATCTTTGGTCTTGACCCTGAAACGTTCCTACCAATTGGACAAGACCCAAACAAATTGGCTCTTAATGAAATGACGGAGTTTATTCAAGGTATGCTTAATCCTGATGAGTTGTTGATGAAAGAAGAAGACCCACAGTGGACTCCTTTGATTCGACCAATGCATCGCATCTTTGAGATGAGCGACTTAGAACACCTACGTGGGTTTAGTGGTTCATGGGTTGTATCAAAATGGTACGACGGCAAACGTGTCATGCTCATCAAGAACGGTGATGAAGTCACTGCCTTGAATGAGAAGGGTAAGAAGGTCGGTCTTCGCAAGAACCACCGTGAAGCACTGGTGAAGGTAAGCGACAAAAACTACGCTATTGACGGAATTATGGGAGATGAAGACCTCAATATCATTGATATTATCAATTACGACAACAATGACATCAGCGACATGTTGTTGTTTGAGCGTGTCAAAATTCTTCGCTCACAGTTTGAAAGCCACGAGAATGTCATTGTACCCGGACCACACGATACGAAAATGACAGACAATGAGGGCTTGAAAGAATCTGTCAAGCGAATGCAAGATGACCATGATAACATCTTGTTGTGTGATTCTAAATCGACATACATGAAAGGTGAGTATCGACACCCAAAGTGGATATTGTATCGACCGACTCGTGACTACAACTTCATTGTACTTGACCGACGAGGTAATGGACCGTACACATACCAATTGGGTGCAGGTCCACTGCTTGATGATGAAGGACTGCAAAACCGAGCCGTTACAATTGAAGGTAAGCACTACATGGACATAGGTACAGCACGACGTGAGCAAAAGGCATACAAGGTTGGTGACATTGTACGAGCATCGGTAAGTGGTATTACCAAGAAGACTCGTGGTGAGAAAAATGTCTACACCGTACAGATTCGTCAAATCGAAGGTGAGGGTGAGGGTGAAGGTCCAGCGAGCACCGAGTCGCTTGACTTGCTAACCAAAGGTTACCTACCTATCAATATCCCACACGACGTTGAATACGACGAGCATGGTTTACATGTTATTCTAAAGGACATTGATACTGTAACGTACCAAGTTGATGAAATCGGTGATATGTGGTACGTGCATTCTCCAGTGAGTACAATGGGCGATTTGTATAAAAACGACTACAGCGTAACACTGGCTGAAAGCCTACAGCCGTTTTGGAGTCCACTTGCCCCGCTTTTGTTTAGTGGCCAATTGCAAAAGGAGTCAAAGGTCGAAGACCTCGAAATGCCAAAGAAGCCATCACCAAAGCGTGTTGAGGAAAATTCAGTAGGTATCATCGAAGAAGATGATGAGAATATCTTACTCAAACCCGAAGACAAGAAAAAAGCATTGGAAGTTATTGTACGTACATTGGATAAACTTGCGAAAGAACGTATGACATGGACTGGACCGAAAGGACTGGGTATTGATTTAGGAACACCCGTCGAATCCCCTGCTGGCCCTACACAATTAACAGATGAAGAAAATCTACCTGACTATCATCCACGAGTCGATGATATTGAGCCTAAGAAAAAGAAAAAACCGCAACACTTCAAGCCTGTTGAAACAGATACCGAAGAGGGCGAACACCTTAGTTTAGAATTCAAAGACGATGAACCTGTACTTTCCAAAGTATAGTACGGGTTTAAATATGGTTACAAAGAATCGTTAGTTCAATGCTGACGCTAAAGCGACCTTCTATGGACATCACTCTTCTCAAGAGTGGGTCTGACTTGGTTGTTGCAGGTTATGCATCGGTTGAACTTGTCGATAAGCAAGGCGACCTTATTACTCGTGGTGCTCTAAAGGATGCATTTGACGGGTTCATGAAGAGTGAGAAGTACCGCAACGTACAACTGGCTCACTCAAACATCCAAGTTGGTGAAGTCTTGGATTCTTACGTAGACAGCAATGGCCGAATGTGGAAGTCCGAATGTGACGACACTGGCATGTTTGTTGTTGTTCAACTCCGCAATGATATTGAGAAGGCTCGTGAAGTAGCCGCCGAGATTCGCAAGGGTAACCTTCGTGGATTCTCAATTGGAGGACAAGCATTCAAGCGAGTGCGAAAGTCTGACAACATCAAAGGCGACTACCAAGAGATTTCAAAAATGGAATTGCACGAAATTACGATTTGTGAGAAGGGTATTAACCCTGAAGCACAATTCAGTATACTAAAGGAGGACACAAATATGACAAATGAAGTTGATTTGAACAGCGTTATGGAACGATTAGAAGCCCGACTTGATGCAATGGAAAAGGGAGAAATTCCTCCTCAACTCCGTGAGCATATCAAGGATAAGAAAGATGACGAACCAAAAGAAGAAAAGAAAGATGGTGAAGACATGAAAGAAGAAAAGAAAGATGACGACAAAATGGCGTACATGAAAGGTGAAGAATTTGGTGATGTAATTACATCCGAATACCTCAACTGGATGGAAGACACATTGAAGTCGGCTGGAGTCGATATTGGTACTGCTCGTGCTCACTTTGACGACTTGGCTAAGGCTCAACTTGGTGGATTCGACAACCCTGACTCCGTTGACGGTGCTGATTACTTTGGTGGTCAAGTTCGTGGACGAGGACAAGAAGGCGGTTCTCCTTCCACTGGTGCTATCTCCGCACTCACAGCAGGTGGCGGTAAGCAACCTGCCGGCGCAATGGGTCCAGCACAACTCTCAAAGAGTTACCTCAATGAAGGTAATGTTTCCCCAGCCGACATTGAGAATGCATACGAAGTATACAAGGCTGCATCTATGGAGCAAAACTTCCGTAACAACTTGGAAGCAAACTTTTCCCAGCGACTTGCAAAGGAACTCGAAATCGAGAAGCAAGAAGCAGACCGAAGCACCTTTGATGCTCGTGGACCTCTTGAAGAAGTCCTCAAGTCAATCGGTAGCCTCTCCGAGCGCATTGATAACTTGAGCACCGAGAGCCACACCATCGCTAAGTCTGCTTCCTCCGCAAATGTTGAGATACCATCAACCCAAGACTTGGGTAACATGTCATGGGATGAGGTACACAACCTTGCAAGCAAAACGTTGAGGGGAGCCTGAAATTAGGAGTTGAAGAATATGGCAAGAGATTACATCCGAAGCATTACAGACATGGAACGATATTACTACGGCGCAGGTAACGCCATGGGTTACTCCTACTCCGGTAGCGAGTTGCTCAAGGCTGACGCACCTATGCTGTCTACGACCGCAGGTACATACCAAGCAATCTACGGACGCAAGGTTTGGAGCCAGTTGAACCAAGAGTTCAACGCTTTCTCCATTCTACCAAAGCGACCGTGGGAGCGCAGTGGATGGCGAGTCATCACCGAGCGACCTTCTTTCACAGTTGGTGGCGGTGTTGCAGAAAACGCTACACTACCTGATACCACCAAGCCTACCTTCCAGCACATTGCAGCCAAGCCAAAGACAATTGTCCACACATTTGACATGAGCGAAACTGCAATGTTCCTTGCTGACAAGGACGATGGACTTGGTGACATCCGAAGCATCCTCAAGGAAGAGATGGGTAAGCACCACGCTGAACACATCAACCGAATGATGACTGCTGACAAGGCAACCACCGCAGGGAACGATTTCGAGTCTCTCGACCGTGTTACTACTGGAGCATCCGCTTCTGCTAACGAGGACATTTACAGCATCGACCGAAGTGCAAACTCTTGGTCCCTCGCTGAACACAACGAGAACAGTGGTACAGACCGTGTGCTCTCCCTCGACCACCTTGACGACCTCTTCCAAAAGATTTGGACTCGTGGTGGTAACCCGAAGGTTATCCTTACTGGATATGACACACTCATGCGTCTACAGCAACTCCTCCAGTCGCAACAGCGATTCATGGAAGAGAAGCGTGTCACCCCTACCTACAACGGTGTAAAGGGTGTACCCGGTATCGAGGCAGGTTTCATCGTTGCAACATACAACGGTGTCCCAATCATTCCTTCCAAGGATGTACAAACTGACACTCTAAGTCGTATGTACTTCCTCGACACTGACTATCTTTACTTCTCTACTGCAATCCCTACGCAGTACTTTGAGTCCGGAATTGAAACTGGCGACCCATTCGCTATCAACCGTCTTGGACAAGAAGGTATGTACCGCACAATGGGAGAACTTTGGACTACTTTCTTTGGAGGTCACGGTTCCGTTCGGGATTTGAAGTGAGAAAAAAATTACGGAGATGATGAAAAATGGTAGCAACAACAACAACAACAGAAAAAGGTCTAAGCATCAAAGTCGCTGATAGCGATTTTACACTTGTAGACATTCTTGTGGATTTGGACATGAGAACAGGAACACCAGTTGATGAAACAGGTTGGTTGAGTGGTAACGCAGGTGGTTCATACCCCGGTTCACTCACTGGTTTCACTGCACAAAACACCGATGGTAACGCAGTAGGTAGTCTACGAATGGTTACTTTCACAGTAAACATTGTACAAGCAACAACCGTTGAACCTTTGGTATTTTCAGCAGGTGCATCGAAAATCATGGGAATTGTCGGACTCGCTTCCGCAACTTCCGCAAAAGATGTCACAGCAACAATGACCAACACAGGTAACGCAGGTGCAGATGCAACAGTCGCACCTCTTGCAACAACTGGTTCATTGCCTTGTCTTATCTTGGAATCAGAATCGGCAAATCAAGTAGTACAGGTAACTGTACTCCTACTCAACTGATGGTGAGGTTCCTTGCCCACGGTAACCTACACTGGTCCGTTCTTTGAACGAAGACGCAGGGATTCACCTGAATCATGGATTCGGGAAAAGTCTGTACCAGTAACCCAAGAGTGGCTCAATGAGTGGCGACATTCGCTTCCATTGAAGCATTTCAGGATTGAAGGTGACGAAGGAGTTACCGTGGACGGTGAAAATGATGGCATTCCTGACTCCGGATGGAGTCGAAAGGATGTACTCAATTGGTTGGATGAACAAAACGTTGATACACCAAGTGGGTACATGACCAAAACGAAGGCACTTGAACTCGTTGAGGCACATCTAAACCCGTCCGAGGAAGAGGAAACAACAGAAGAAATTACAGGAGATGAAGAATAATGGCAGTAACAATTGACCCACGACCAACCGTATTTGGTGACCGAATGATAGTAACAGGCTCATACGCAGCAGGTGATAATGCAATCGACTTAAGCAGTATGCTCGCAAGTATTGACTTTGCAGGTGCAAATTCAAGCGGTCCTATTGACTCACGACCTATCACAGACACAGGTGGTACGAACGACGAACAGTTTGTAGTATTTGGAGTCGATGTACGAATTGATGGTACAACCGTTCGCCTTGCGGCTGGATTGGCTGATGCACCAGTCATCAATACAGCACCAACACAAGCGGGTACTTTCATTGCAATCGGTCGTCGCTCTTGAGGTGACGACACATGGCATCACTAACTAAGGTTGGTTCAAAGATTATTGGACCTCTTTCACCAAAAGAGTTCAGTGACTTGAGCACGTTGGAAACAACCATCGACACCGCTATACAAGCGGTAAGCGATGCGAGTGCAACCAACGCAGTGCTTGGTACTGAATGCATTACGGTGCTTGGTAACACGTTTATCGTCGTTCTTTACCAACTCGCTTGAGGTGAGTAGGTGGGATTCGAGGTACGCAACATTGACCTAAGCGACATGGCTCGTGCTGGTAAAGAAGGCGTACGCTTTGACGTGAGTAACGTAGCCGACAAAAAAGACAGTCCCTTAGCAGGGGTAACGAGTGCTCAACGCAACCGTAATCGTCATATCGGTGATGTGCTTAACATCGGAGCAGGGACACGTTGCACGCATTGCGGCTTTCTTCACTTTCTGTGGAGAGAAACCTGCGGGGCTTGCGACAAACCTATGGAATACAACTTAGGCCATCGAGATGAAACCAAACGAGCGTGATTTAATGAGTAAAGTATTTGTAAAAGCAATAGCACCACACCGACAAAAGGTGTTGCAAGGCGACAAAGAGATGCGCTTGCAACAACTTGCAAACCGAATGATGGCTGACCAAATGCGTGAAAGCGGTCAAAGCCCTACTGGTGACATGTTCACACAAGGCCGTGACAAACTCATGAGGGACATGGTGATGAATCCTGAAGCCCACAATATCAAGTTCATGGGCGAAAGAGTACCCTTTGAGGGGCAAACTTTGGGAAGTTCGCTTAGTGAGCCTGACGTAGCAGGGGAGCAAGCGGCTATTGATGATGAATTTAAAGATGGTGAAACGCTTGAATCAAACAACATGATGCGTGATACAAGAAGTGCTGAATCCTACAAGACTGGTGATACTTCACCTCAAATTGGTGATGAACGATTTTTTCCACCACCTCCTGATAGCACTCTACAAGACAAACTTATAGCGGATAACATCTTATCTGAAATTCTTGACGAAAAAGGCAACCTAAAGCCTGACAATCAATTTATGGATAGGGAAGAAGACGAGGAAGATGACGACCGCCCACAAAGCGAGGACGACCTCATGGACCGTATGGCTCGAAAGGCTGTACACCACATCAGCAGTTTCCGTGATGCTTGGATGGTCATAAAAAACGACCCGTATGATTGGCAAGGTCAAGAATACGACACACATTGTCCAAGATGTAGCAAAGGTATTTATCGAGAAAATGAAGACGATTTGTTATTCATTCGTGAAATGGGCATGTGTACCGATTGTGCAATGAAGTGAGGGAGGAGTATGTATGCCAGTAGTATTCTCACCCGGTGAACCTGAAACAAGGCCACTCGACCCGACTGCTACTGCGTACACAACCGCCCAAAGAGTTGCTGACCTCCTTGACATTGGACCGCAAGAAGCCATACTGATGTCGGCTACTGCTGATACCAACGCTGTGTACATCACAGGTACGGACTTTCGTAATCACGGATTTACTATTGGTGATAAAGTACGATTATACAGCGATGCTGACCCATTCGGTAAAGAAGACTTGGAGATTTCAGACATAGGACCAAGCACAGGTGGTGACAGTGCGGGTACAGGTCACGTCAAAATTACGTTTACTACTTCACCGATTACTGTTTCAGAATACGAAGTAGCCGACAATGGGTACGTACAAAATCAAGCCTCGTTTACCAACGGTAAAACACGAGGTATGACCAAAGCCAAAGTAGACCACGTTATCCTCAAGATGCAAGACCGCATTGATAACGTAACACACAACGCTTGGCGACCATACTTGGTGAGTGCCGAATACATTAACTTCGATACCTACAAACCATACCGACGACGGTACTATACAGATTATGTTGGTACTGCACCACTTTTATTCCGCAATGTTCAACAAATGCTTCGTATTGAGTTGTGGCAAGGTGATGACTATCGAGAGATATGCGGTGCGGAGGCACGTATTAAGTTTGATGATGTGTCTAATCTATCGAGCGCAGGTATCTATATCTCAACTGGTAACGGTAGTGTTGCATCTCTTGAACAAGGCACTGGTTCAGGACAATGGCGTGACGATTTTGATGCTACAACTGTTGCTCAAAATTTTGCGGATTTAGTAAACAAGGAAGACCGTGTAAACAAAACAACCGTTGAGTTTTCTCCATCGTTCAAGTTAGAAGGTTCTACGTCAAACGTGGGTGTCCATAACGAGGTCTTAGCAACGGCAAACAGTGATTATGGTACAGGTGTGGTAAAATTAACCTCAATGCGTCAAGTGAAAGCAGGTGAAACGTGCAGTATTGTTACAACAAATTCCGATATTGAAATCTCACAAACGCAAACAAATACGGCAACTGTAACCAGTGTATCATCGACCACTGTCAATGTAAACTCTACAACTGGCTTTGTAAATGCAGGTGTTTGTGTCAAAGGTGACACAGTATTTCGTTACTTACGTAAAACAGCAACTTCGTTTTTAGATTGTGTCGTTGTCACTGGTTCAGCGTTAGGTGACATTAGTGGTACAATCACTCAAGAGTCGTTTTTGGTAGACCTACAAGGTGGCTCAAGCAGTGGAGATATGGCACGTCTACGTGACTGGTGGCTTGACCACGAGCAAGGTATTGTTTACTTCAATAACTCATATCCA